TCGCATTACGGCTATGTGAGCCTTAGAAATGGTGCGGGCTACAGCTTCAGCTCTACCTCTAGCGTGGACAGCCACCCAAGTAACGGAATTTACCGCACCGACGATACTAACATTCGGGTGTCAACATTCTCGAACAAGACTGCTCCATCCTGCGGTTTGCAGGTTACTCATTTACAAGCCTATAACACCTATACCAGCAGCACGAGTTATGAGCGACTGGATATCGGCTGGAATGCAAACGTCTGCACAATTCAGACAACAGCAGGCAGTGCAGGCGGAATTGTTAGAGATTGGAGTATTCAAAACGCGATAGCAATTGATGGACTTGACGAATCAGTTAGCGAATTGAAGCTCAAAGTGTACACAGACGCAACTCGGCCTACACCCGGAACGGCTGGTAGAATCATTTACAATTCAACTGACGGGAATCTCAACATCGACAATGGTACAAATTGGATATTACCTGACGGCACTGCAACTTAGGCGTAAAGACATGAACCATAGTAATCAAAAAGGCAGATAAATATGAGCACTGGATATCCATTGCCTGAAGAAATATTTAATTCACAAGAACACGCTCGCAACAAGGTTTTGCTGGCGAATCAAACCCAAATATCAATAGTCAAAACGTGGCAAGATTCTTATGAGGATTCTTATGGAATTGATTCTACCGGGAGTAGATATACTTCACAGGAGAATTAAAACCAGAGTGGATTCCGCCAATAGAGGGACAAGAAAATGTTATCATCGGCTAAAATAGGCACCATTAACGGATCAGTAAACTATCAAGAATTTGCAAACAACAAATGTCTAAGAATAAATTCTTGCATAGAAGATATTTATAGAAACTGGATCAATTCGTATGAGGATTTTTATGGAATTCAAGGTGAGTACGGAAGTAGACATTCAAGTGAAGAGCTTCAGACAATACTAAGACTAATTCCAATCGCTGATCTTCTCAAGATTTTAAGAAACTCTTCGGAATTTATTAATCTTATAGATCAGATAGCCCCGGGCGAGTTACCGGACAAGTATAGAACTCCAGCGTTCGAAATATCGTTCTCTGCATCGGGAGTGACTGTCGGTCCATTAAAAGACGCATGGCTCCCTCCAGAAAGTGCCCCAGAAAGCGAAACTGATGTTTTGTGACACACCGTTTTGTGACAAACCGTTTTCATCTGTAGTATCGTTGGTGATACTAAACGGCGAAATTTTTTACTTTGACTTTGACGTATCGTTATCAGAATCTTTTGTTCTGAATATAACACCTTCTTTTGGAACAGTAATTTATCTGTGAGAAAAAAATGGCAAGCGAAATTCACGTCGGGGATGTCGGAACAAAATTAATTTTTACAATTCAAGACGGCTCAAATCCAGTCGACTTGTCTGGTTATTCGTCGATTGTTTTGATTTTTGTAAAACCGGACAAAACAGAACTCTCTAAAGCAGTTCAGTTTGAAACTGACGGAACTGATGGAGTTGTTTATTATGTTTCACAGTCAGGCGACTTTTCCGTTGCCGGTCAATATAAACTACAAGCAGTTGCGTCTACTGGAAGCTCTGTTTTTAGTTCTAGCGTTGTTATAATCCCAGTTTCTTGTAATATATACTGATAAAATGAGAAAAAACATACGACAAATATTCGAGAAATGCAAAGAAGAGTACGACAAAATAAACGTCGAACTAATCGAGTCCAACGAATTTGGTTCTAATTTTAAAATATACTATCCACCAAAACTTGTCGAGTGCACCAATTGCTTGCCAACTCAATACGGCGTCGTTCACAGGTCTGGCGGTCCTATGCCTTTTACTCTTGGAGACTGCCCTTGGTGTGGATCCGATTCTGGTAAAAAAGAGCACGAGCATACAGAAACAGTAAGGGCAAAAATTTACCCCAGCACAGGAGGATTTGCTAGAAATTTTTATTCTAAAATACATCAGTCTTTAGAAGTTGTAGACGGAGAGTTTCTTGGAATTTTTCTTTTGTCAGACATAGAAAAAATTAGGTCTGCTAATTACGCAGTTGTTTACGACAAAACATCAACTACAACTGGTGAAATAAAAGTTACTCTAGCTAGCGAACCGATTCCTCACGGCATTGGTCGTGACAAATTTTTCTTTTGCTTCTGGAAAAGAACATGAAAATTGAAATAAAAAAACTTGAATCAAAGATAATAAAAGCAATAAGAAAAAAAGCCCAAGTTAAAAAAAACCAAGGTAAAACAAATACAAAGATAAACAAGATAGGGCGAAGAGTTTTAAAAGTTGTAGCCGACCAAGTTAAATCCAGCGACACCTATTTGTCTTTGAGAAGCGGTGTTTTAAAAAGAGACTTCGGTCTAACCGAAGAAGTATTTTCTGTGTTTGACAACGAAATAGAGAACCTGTTTGACTTCTACTATTTTTATGATTTCCCGGATTACGGCGGGAAAAGTGTGTTTTCAATAATTATTGACTTTTCTCCGCGAGCCCAAAATGACCCAGAAATGAAAGCTGCAATAGCAAGAACATCTTACATTTCAGAAAGATCTGGGGAACTCATAGAATGGCTTTCGTGGCTTTTGTTTAGTGGCTCGACAACTGTAGTAGAGAACTGGCGTGTTTCAAAAAGAGAAGGTCGAGGTAGAAGCAGGATGGGCGTGATGATCGGCCCCAACAAAAGCTTTGATTTTTCTGTTGACAATAATTTTGCTGGAACTGAAGGTTCAAATCTTGTTTCTAAATCTATAGAGCTAGCTATGCCAGAAATAGAAAAAATATTTCGGGAGACCTTCGAATGAGTTTTAGTAAAGTTTGTAGTGTTTCAGACATGTCTATTTCAGAGATAGTAGAGGCGAACCTTATCTCTTTTTTAGACTGGGGTTTTATAGACAAAGGTGGGTTTATAAACGTAGACGTTCCCAAACAGGGCGCTTATTCTAGCGACTTGAGCGTTCTTGATAGATATACTGACCCAAGAGACAAGTCCGTGTATTTTAGAGGAAACGAAGGATGGGTTTATCAGTCTCATGTTTCAAATCAAGTACAACCTTATTATCAACCATTAATTTATGTAGACGGGGTTCAGGCGAGTTCTTCAGTAATTAACTACAAAGATGGAACTGTAACTATAACTCCTACTCCTGCAACAACTTCTGTTGTGCAGGCAAAATACTCGTATAAGTTTGCTACAGTTGGGTCCTCCAGAAAAATTCTAAACAAAAAAACTTTAGGATACAAAAACAAACGTGGTGACAAAAAAGAAACCACAGATAATATACTACCAGAGGTTCTCGTGCCGATGCCTTTTTTGTCCGTAGAAGTACCTTCTATTTCTAAGTCAAGACCATTTGGGCTAGATAGACTTGGCCCGAGAATTTATACAATAAATGCGCAGATAGCTGTAATTTCTGAAACTCCAAGTGAAACAGCTAGAATAGCAGACATTATTTGCAATCAACAAGGAACCAACTTCAAAACTTTTAATCCGAAATCCATAGTTCAATCAAACGATTTTCCGCTTAATTTTAATGGAACCTTAAACTCTGGAAAAACGCACGATCAATTAGCACAGACGCATCCTTGGTATGACGTATACTTTGAAGAAGTTAACTCGTATAACGGTAATTATATCAGTTCGGAAATATTCCAGTCGTTTATTAAATTAAAACTGGAATTAGTAACATGCAGTAATTGTTTGTAAAAAACAACAAAAAAGAGAAGTTTGTAGTGGCTTTAGCCTTTAATCAATAAATAAAATAATCAGGAGAAAACAATCATGGCCCTAACTAGGCAATATTTCGCAACTCAGGGTTTGTTTGTAAAACCTCTTGGAACGGGAAATTATTCTTTTGTTCACGGGGTTCAAACAGGTTCTGAATCTTTCAATATCGCTAACGTTGCAACTCAAGAGTGGGGACAAATCGAGCCTTACGAAATCACAGAACAAACACCGGAGGGGACCCTTCAGTTCGAGCGAGTTTTAGATGGGTGCGCCCCTCTTTATCTGCTTGCAACAGAAGGTGCGACTTCTGCTTCACTTAGCGGACGACAAGACATTAAATCTGTTGTTTGCTGCGCGATGTATGATTCGTCTGTTGATTACATTTCTGGTTCTCCATCTAGAGTTATAGAATGGAGCGGCTTGAATGTCAATTCAATTGGCTTTAATTTTAACACAGACGGCGCATTTACTGAATCTGTTGGATTTATTGGAAACTTCAGAAAGCCTTCTGGGGCTCCAGTTTATGGAACAATTCCAGGTAACCCAACCAACAGCGGTACTGATGACCCGTGTGCTCTCACAAGTTGTAAGGGTGGTATTCAACTAAAAGAAAACATCAAGTTTACTGGAACTTATCCGACCCTTCTTCCACAAGATATTGCCGGCATAAATACCGATGGAACAATGCCGACATCCGGTGGATGTGCGGATATTCCTATTCAGAGTATATCAATCAACTGTGATCTCGGAAGAGAAACTGTTAACGCACTAGGCTGTAGAGGCGCCTACAACAGGTACGTTAACTTTCCAGTCGATGTTACTTGTGAAATTACAGTTCTTATTCAGTCTGGTGACTCAATAGAAGTCTCGGAAACCGGTTCTCTTATCGAAGTCGGTGGAGTCGCTAACTGTGATTATGCAAATGCACCGCCTAGAAGAATCAGAGTTAGTACAGACAGCGGACTTATTGTTGATCTTGGAGACAAGGTTAAACTACAAGATATCAGCACTACATTTGGTTCTGCCGACGGTGGAAACAAAACCGCAACCTATACTTATTCTGGAAAATCTATTCTTTCAGTATTCCACGATAACGACCCTAGTAACATAACTTATGCTGGAACTTGGTAAAGTATGGACTTGAAAGACTACTCGCACCTAGTTGATGAAGCTCGGTGCGAGTTTCTTCTTTATAGAATATTTTCTGGAAAAATTGAATACAACGACAGATACATAAAAGATCCTGACTGGAGAATAAAAAAACTTGGCGCCAAGATTTACTACCAGACCATAACAAATTGCGAAGATGTCACCTCAGAAAGGGACATCTATCTTTTTATGGTAGAAACAAGCCAGTGGTCAAAAGCAGAACAGACTAAATTAGATTCATTTCCACGTCAGATAGAAAATTTAAAAGTAGCGTATTATTCGAGTTACCAAAACCCTACGCAAAGAAAAAAAAACAAGCAAAGTTTGGAAACCGCAAAAAATGATTATCAAGATTTGTTTTTAAAAAGAAACATTTATAAAAATCTTACCGCCGAGGGGGTGGCTCGCGGCGCTATGTGGTTTGAAATGATTCATTATATGTACAAAGGAACAGATTATCTAAAGGCGCTAAATTATTATCAAAGAAACTCTATTGACGAAAATGACCTGAGAACTATTTCACAATCTGGCGAGTGGATGTCTTATTATTCAAGTGGAAAAAACATATTTGGAAAACCAATGTTTTGTTTGACCGATTATCAAAGAAAACTGATAACTTGGTCGAATGTTTACAAAAACACAAGGTCATCACCAGATTCTCCATCTGAAGAAATTTTTCATGACCATGATGCATTTGATGGGTATCTTATTCATCAAAACAGAAAAGACAGGACCGAGAAAAAAGATTCGGCAATGAAGGTTCCTCAAAACGCAAGCAATGTATTTATGTTTACCGGAATAGAACAACAAGATATTGATGAAATCAAATCTTACAATACTCCGGAGGCTTTAGAAAAGATAGAAAAACAATTTAGGGATAGCAATGACCAACAACAAAAACAAAACTGAAGAATTCAAAATTAAAATAGGCGATACCACAAGAACATTCATAATGAAGTTTCCTACGCCTAAAATAGAAGCACAAGCAAACGTATATTCGAGCAGGGTGTTTTCAACTCTGATAAACAGTAACAAAAAAAATGAAAACGGCGGGCTTTTATTACGGTCGACTCTTGATAGATTTTTAAGAGAGCAAGGGCTGTATACTGAAGAAGATATAAACGAGATAGTCGAAGTCCAAAAGCTTATATCTGAACAGGAATCCGTTTTGAAATCTGGCGGTTCAAAACAAAAGGGAAAAGAAGCGGCAGTTGCCCTTAGAGGCCTAAGAATATATCTAATAGAGCTTCTTTCAAAAAGATCTGAGTACGATAAAAACACAGTAGAGTACCATGCTGAAGAAGCCAGAATAAATTATATCATGTCAGAATGTATTTGCGACCAAGATGGGTTCAAGATTTTTCAGTCTGCTGACGACTACAAGTACGATGAAACTGGACTGAAACAAGATTTAAAACCTATAATATCCAAACTTGGGGCCCTCAGCTCTGTTTTTGATGAGAACTTTATCGATAATCTACCCGAACACATGTTTTTGAAAAAATACGGGTTTTGTAACGAAGATTATGATTTAGTAGATAAAGACGGCAATCTAGTTGATGGACAAGGTAGAAGAATAGACGAAGATGGTAACTATCTTGATGAAAATGGGGAAGTAGTCAAAGAGAACCAAGTTTTTGTTTTAGGTGATTTCACCGACGAAGACGAAGACGAAGACGAAGACGAAGAACAAGACGAAGAACAAGAAGAAACCAAAGAAAAACCCAAAAGAACACGAAGAGCAAAAAAAGCAAAATCAGACACCACAGAGTGATTTGACAGGATAAAACAATGCCCGACTTTAATTTAATGGCCGAAATAGACATCCAGCTTGCGAGCAATGCCGCAGAAAAGCTGGCAGCCAGTGCAAACAAAGCACTAAAGGGCGTTATGGCCGATGTAAAAATCGAGCCTATCATCAAGAAAAACGCTTATATGGAAAGAGTTTTTCCGGGTGGAAATAAACTTACAAGAATTAAAGTCGGGTTTGAAATAAGTGAAGCACAGAAAAAAATACTCGAAAGGGCGCTTCCAAAAGCAGTAAAAGTTCCTGTTACAATAGAAACAAAGCTTGACTCTAAAGGGCTTGATTTTAAAGCTTTGGTAGAAGAGTTAAAAAACACCAGATTAAGTTTTCAAGTAAGAAACTCAGAGAAGACTTTGAGTTTTTTAGAAGATTTAAATACAAAAATAAAGAACCTTCTGAGTGACGACAAAAACGACCGAATCAAGATGTTGATGAGAAGCATAGAGCTTCTTTCTAAGGTTGGCGTAGAAAAACTGTCTAGACTTGCCGGAAAAGTAAGTGGCGAAGAAGTACAAGTCCAAAGAAATACTCAAGTCAGAGACCTGGCAAAACAAGCTAGAATAGCCAAAAAAGATGTTGGCGCTTTAGAAAATGAGCTTCTTCAAATTGAAGCTATCGACAAAAGACGGAAAGGTCAACCTGATACGTTTTTAAGTGGCTTGACACGTGGACTAAAAGATGCATTAGACCTGGCAAAAAAATTGTCGGGCACAGGTCAGGGAAGCCGAATACAAGCTGACGAAAAGTTAAGTACTATGTTTGGAGGGCTCAACCCGAAAAACGCTAAGTCTAATGCCGTAGCCGCTTATACAGAGATTTTTAAGGGTTTAAACGAAATATATCGAATTCAACAAAAAATGTCTTCGTTGACCACAGACAAAGATCTTTTAAAACAATTTAACGAACAAGCACAAACCGCAGCGGACAAATTAAAAAAATTATTTATTGATCCGAATGTAGTAGGTGGCGGTAAAAATGTAGCTTCCGTCGAAGTTAAAAATCTGGTTTCAGATTTAAGGATAATGCAAACAGAAACTGAAAACTTTAGAAAAGGTACTGAGCGCATTCGTGATGAAATATCTGGATTAAAGGGGAAGGGTGACGTTGGCTCAGACGCAATTGTCGGTATACTCGAAGAAAGACTTAGATTATTACAGAGGTTGATAGGTGAAGGAAAGACTTATTCCCAGGCCCTGGAAAGTGATCAGGTCAAACAAACTTACTCGGCTGAGGCTAGAGCAAAAAGTGCCTCTGTTCTTTTAGAACAATTTAAAACAACTTTACAAAAAACCCAAACCGGCCTCGACGAAAGTGACGCTTTTCAAACAGAAGCCGCTCGTGCCTCAAACCTTTCTGGTAAAGTTGGAGAATTAATAAAAGAATACGAACGATTTATAGCTGTTCAAGGACGAGCGGGAGAAGGAGCAAATAAAGAATCAATTGTTGGCGCAAGAGAAAGATTTAGAGTAGATCTAGATGATTATAAAGCTTATGCCAAAACAACTCAGGGCTTTTTTGATTCTCTTAACAACAAGATCTCCTATTATAGTTCAGACAACCTTAGTGTTGCAAAGAAAAACACTGAGCTTGTAAAACAAGAAATACTGGGACTGGTGCAAGCCGGTTCGGGTATATCAGAAATAACAGCTAGATTTAACGAGCTAAATCAATCAATAGAAGTTAACGCCAAAAACGAAAAGGGCCTAAGAAAATTTGAAGACGCCCTTCTTCGGCTACAGGATTCTTTTAAATTTGGGATAACTTTTGGCAAAGATGAAGTTGGCGTTCAAGATTATATTAGCAAACAAATAGCCCAACTCAGGTCTGCTGGAGTAAAAACTACAGAAACTGGGTTTCAAACAGTAGGAGATTTGGATCTAAGAAGAAACGTATCCGAAGCGTCATATGTCGCTAGGTCTATGCAAAAAATCAATGACACTATTGAAAATGCAAGACAAAAACTTCAAGAAAAAATATTTGAATCCGGGGGAGATTCATTTAAACAGGTAAGACAAGTTTATGAAAACGCATTAGCAAGTCTCAACAAATACGTTGAGGGAATTGGTAGACTAGGTGGAGATGTAACAAAATTAAAACAAACCCATGTCGATTTGAAAAACCAAATAGATGCAACTTTTCAAGTCGCGTCAATAAAAGCAATGGGCGGCAGTGTAGGAGAATTTACCAAGGCGGTTGGGCTCGCTGCTAAACGACTTTCAGCTTTTCTTTTTGCGGCAACGCCAATATACACAATTACTTCCGCAATAAGGCAGTCCGCTGGAGAAGTTGTAGGATTAGACAAACAGTTTACTAAGCTTACTCAGATTCTTGCTGGCAACGGACAAAGCATGGAAAGCGCGCGAGAGCAGTCCGATCAACTTGCAAGCTCTATTTTAAATTTGGGCAAAGCGTATGGTAATTCTACTATTGAAATAGCAGAATCAGCAGACGTACTTGCTCAGGCTGGCATACAAGGCAAAGAGTTAGCTACTATACTTGAAACTGTTTCAAAAGCTAGACTAGGGCCAACATTTGGTTCGTCTGAGCAAATATCTGAATCTGTCATTGCAACAATGAACCAGTTTCAAATACCAGCCAGACAAATGGAAGGGGTGATTGGTGGTATTTCTCAAGTCGCGGCTCAGTTTCCTGTTGAAGCCGACGGTATCACCAAAGCTATACGAAGAGCCGGTGGCGCCTTTGCTGCGTCAACAGCCCAAGGCCAAAGTTACATGGATTCTTTGGGGGATTTTGTTGGGGCGTTTACAGTCTTAAAAGGCAAAACAAGAGAAGCGGACGAAACGCTGGCCACCTCTTTGAGAAACGTTTTGACCAGACTTCAGAGAGTCAGTATTCAAAGGTTTTTGAAAAATCGATACCAAATAAACTTGCTTGATACCCAAAACCAATTTATCGGTTTTAATGAGGCTATCGGAAAAGTTGTAAAAAGACTAGATGAACTCGGAATAGCGTCAGGCGACCCAAGATTCGCTGAAATTTTCGAAAAAATCTCGGGCCCGAGACAAATATCTAGAGTACTGTCTCTTGTTAAAGGTTTTGATGAGGCTAAAAAAGCAACCGAAAGCTTCAAAAGCGGAGCCGGTAGTTTAGACAGAGATGTTGGCATAGCTTTTGATTCTATAGAAAACAAGCTTGGCAGGGCCAAGGCGTCTGTTGTTGATTTGTTTACAGAGCTAGGAAGGTCTCCTATGTTCAAAGCTCTTGTAGACGGATTTACTTTGGTTACACAAGCTATAACTTCGACTTTATCGGCTACGACTAGATTGATTGAATCTTTTGGCGCGTTCGGGAGAATCACAGCAGGCGTAACTCTTGCTAGGTTAGCGTCTTCCTTTTTTAATACAAAACTCGCGCAAGCAGGTCTTGATTGGGCTGGTGTTGGAAATTCTTTCGGCAACTCATTTTTTGGTAGAAAAGCTACCCCGGTGTTAGATGTCGCGGGAATGAACTCTGGAGGATTGATTCCAGGAGTAGGCCCAAACGTAGACACGGAGCCTTATTTGTTGACCAAAGGCGAGTACGTTTTAAACAGAAGGTCAGTTTCTAAATATGGAAAAGACTTTTTGAACAAATTAAATTCCGGCAAGATAAAAAAAGCCAACACAGGAAGCGGTCCCGGAGGTTTTTCTAATTTACCAAATGGTGGCGGTTTTGATTTAATTACTAAAGTTTTTGAAGAATTATTTTCAAAAATTTCTTCTACTATTGTTGGTTCTGCAAAAAGCGCCGGAAAGTCACTGTTTAAAGCGCTTGGAGACACATACAAATCCATAGGATCTATTAGGTTTATGGACAAACCGGGCTCGACCCGTGCAAATATAACAGGGCCTAATCTGGATTACGTAAAAGAACTAGGAGACGAGTTTGTTTCTTCTATGGAAAAACTTGGAGATAATATTCTAAAATCTTCAGATGATATTAGTGGCAAAATAACAAAAACAAGCGCAGGGTTTAGTTCTGCTATGTCTAGATTTGGACAAAGCATTCTTAAAAGATCAAGTCAAGCAGTTTCTTACTTAACAAAAACTCTTGTATCGTTTGGCTTGCCTTCGATTCCTAAAGACAATATTAGGGCTACTCATTTTACCGGTCAGGGAGTTGCTGAAAAATTATTGTCTGGACAACCGTTTAAATACAAATCTGATATTACATCTACTACTGACGCTTTTACTTCTAATAAAGATGCCGCCGGTTTATTGACAACTGGTTCTGTTGGCCCGTTTGATCGTTCTGGTTTCGGGGACAAAGTTGTGTTGATGGATATTCCGAACGAAGAATACAAAAAACACGCGAATATAACTAAAGCCCCAGGACAAGTTGAAAACAATAGAATCTTAGGCGTGTTCGACAGAGTAACAAACCTGCTTACTAGAAACCCGAATTATAAAGATTCCGGTTCTGCGGGAATAAAAGGTTTTTTTGGAGGAATGAGTAAAAAATTGTCGAGTTTGATGTCTCCTAAAGATCCCAAAGATATTGATGCTGGTTCTATTTTTGGTCCAATTGTACAGAATCTTAGCGAGGAAACTCGTGATTTTATAAAAGCAAATTATGATTACGGCGAAGATACAAGGGGCGGTAAATTCGCAGGGGGGCACCGTATGCCTCGACAGGGGAAAAGAGGGGCTTTAGGAGTTGCTAAGGGGTTTGATGATCGTTCTACAGATTTTGTTGCTAAACATGAAGTCGGACACGCTGTTGACAGAAAAGCCGGTTTGAAAACAGCAGCCGGATTCGCCTCTGCAACAGAAGGTGAAAATTTCAACAAGATTGCAATGGCTTTTATAACCGGAAACAAAGATCTTAAAAAACAATACGATGAATCGGATAAAGAAGGTCGTGCGAAGGTTCTAAAAGAAGCATTTGCAAACGTATTTGCAAGCTCGTCTGATTATCAGAAAAAGGCTCTTAGTTCCAACACAGATCAAGGGGCTATAGACTTTATAAGAAGCGCACTTGCTGAAGGTGGAACAAAAAGTGACGAAACAAACCGTATTTTGTTACAAATGCTTCAGTCGCTACAGAAAAATCTTTTAGAACAACGTGTTGTACCTGATGCGACTGTAGCTCGCTCCCTTGGCCTTCCTCAGCAACAAGGGTTTGTTAAAGGTAAACAGGGCCTTAGAAAGCCAACTGGAATATACAGGACTGCTGATTCAGAAATGGCCGGCGGAGGCGGGGTGTACGGCCCTCCTCCACCGGGCGGTTCAGCCGGCTCAGGCGGAGGTGGGGATTCGGGTCCGCCGCCTAAAACTGGACCAATCAAAGATTTTTTGAAGAATATAGTCAAATCCAGTATTAGTATGAAGAGTCTTACAGCAGCTGCTGGGTTAGCTGTGGTTGGTTTAGGGGCCTACGCGTCTTCAAGCAAAGAAGCTTCCGATAACATGCTGCTTTTAACAGAAGCGGTTGGAACGGCTGTGGGCGTGTTTACAACTGCGTCGTTCGCAATTGCTGCTGCCGAAGCAAGAATAAAAGGAGGCGCGGGTAGCGGGATATTGGGTACGATTTCCGAAAAAATCGGATTGACCAATTTTGCAAAAACAAAGGGCGGCGTTGGCTCGACGGCTGTAGATAGAGCTAAAGCAGTTCCTAATTTTCTAAAAACAACCGGCAAGGCGGGAACGGCTCTGAAAGCATTTAATTTTGTTAAAGGCGCCGGCGGCCTTTTGTCATCCGCTCTTGCGTTTGGGGGATCACAGTATTATTCTTCTGCTGCTGAAAAAACTAAAGACGATTTATCGAAAGCAAAATCAGCTGAAGAAGTCGACGCCATTTTTGCAAAAAGAAAGAAGTACGAAAACATGTCTGCTATTTTGTCAACAGTAGGCGGGGTTTTTGGTGGCGCGCGAGCTGGGTCACTACTAGGGCCAAAAGGGGCGATTATAGGTGGTATACTAGGTGGACTTTCTTCATTGAGCAGTTCTTTAAAGAAAACAAGGCTTGGGAAAAGCCTTGGTAATTTGTTTGTAAAAACCGGCGCGTTACTTGAAAAGCTAATGAAGCCAGTAGTGGACGGTTTAGCAAATGCTTTTGGCAAGATCGTTGATATTTTCGATTGGCTGGCGGCTTCTTTGGCAAATTTTATAGACTTGCTTGCGGGAGAAAAGCCAGATTCAATAGTTCAACAAGACAAATTTGAAAAAGACGTTGCTCTTAACGAAGTATCAATGGCAAAATACGTTGCGGCGCAAAATGCTGCAGAGCCAGGCTCAGCTGGAATGAGCAAAGAACAGTCTGCTGCCCGACAAGGGCTCGTAGAAACAATCAAAAGAATAAAAGATTTGACCCCCAACGCGACCGAAGGACAGAAAAAGGAATTGAGAGCCCAGTTTACCGAGGTATTTAATACAATAGGCGGTAAAACAGGTGGCGCAGAAATTCTCAAGGCTTCAGGCCTGAATCTAAACGACCTTCAAAAACTGAACGACGATCTTGGGGCGTCCGTAGATCTAACAGACCAAGCAAGGCAGTTAGCCTTAGAAAAATCAGAGCAATACTTTTTAAGAGTTACAAGTTTAGCTCAAGACCTTACAAACGTAATAACAACAGCTGAACAGTTCACAAACGCTTTTGACAAAAAGATACAAACAGCGCTTGGACAAATCACGTCGAGCAAACTAGACGAGTCTGTTTTTGGGCAGCTTGAAACTGGACAGGAAATTGCAGGGCCAGCGTATCAAGATTTTAGCAAGCTCATGGCTAGATTCAGAAAGTTTAATAAGCAGGCATTTACTGATGTGAACGAGCGTATTGCTTTAGAAAGGGGCAAGGCGGACATATCCAGATATCTTTCTACTCTAGACCAAGACAGTATACAGAATGCTATAAAAAATACTGGCGGTGGCGGTCTTGACGCGCAAAACTTTTTGGTAGAGGAACTAGGAAAATCTTTAAAGTCCCAGAATTTTGGCGACGACGCAGTAATGAAGTTTCAGGAGGTATTCGAGGGGTATCTTGAACAAAAGTCTCAGGAATTAACCGAGGCCGCCGGTGAAACCATAAAATTGTCGCAGTTATCAGAAATAGTCAAGGGATTTGATATCGACAAAGGTCAAATTGAACTTTTAAAAGCTTTTGAAAAGGCTACTTCTGACTTTGAAGACGGTATGAGAGACAAAGTCAAATCTAGGCTAGAAATAGAATCTAAGGTAAACGAAAGTTTGTCTAAGACTTTGGATACTAGAAAGAGCCTTACTGAGTTTTTAAACAAGTCTATAGGCGGTTCTAAAACCGGAGAATTGACTAGGTCTCAAGCACAACAGTTTGAATCAAGTCAACGGGCGGTTCAACTCAGAGGTACTGGGTTAGGAGCGGGTGCCTCTACACAAGATATAATGGATAGATACAGACAGGTTACAAGACTAGAAAGTAAATCTGGAGTAACCCCACAGACGCAGTTTGTAAAAGATGCTCTTAGGTCTGCTTTAGAGTCAGCTGCCCAAGGCGGAGAGGTAATGGCAAAAGCCATGAGGGACTACGAATCTGCTGCCGAATCAGCAGCTAGGTCAGCCGAAAAACTTTCGAATGCTCTGCTTGGATCAGACGAAGAAATCATAAATCTTTCTAGAGGAGCAGAAGCTTTTCAAAGAGTTCAGTCCGGCGGGCTTTCTAGCTTGATGTCTTTGAGCTCACAAGAAAAGGGCGCTCTTCAGTCTTATATTTCTGGTGACGAATCAAAAACCAGAGTGTTTGAAAACTCTATAGGAATAAAAGCTAAAACCGGACCAATACCCGAGTCTGCTAGAGTTCAAGAAGAATTCCAAAAGCAAATCGAAGCCCAAAACGCTTTGACTAGCATAAATGTAGCTCTCTCTGCAAGCATAGGAAATCTTATAACAGAAATGGTTATGAACAGAGAGGCCATAATAGGATTTGGTGTTAATATGAACAAGTTTGCTGAAGCAACTGCTCAGCAAGCTAAAAATTTAAGTAATATGCCAACCACTATAAATCACACATTGAATGTAAATCCTATAGTTGTTAGTGTTAATACACAAATGGACGGAATAAATTCCGAGCAATTAAAAATTGAAATTGCCAACACAGCAGTTTCAAGAGTAGCAGAAGAATTAAGGAGAACCTTCCCCGACTTGACAATTAACCCGATATCATCTGCCAAAACTTCAAAACCTTTTGTCCCGCCTCATATTGCAGGTGGATATAGACCCTAAGCCGGTACTAGGAAACCAAAATGGCAATAATAAAATACGATTTTTCTAACATAGAACCGATAGAAGCCGTAAGTGTTTCTTACAACCCTGTTTTTACCGATGCCGGCGAAAAGATATCGTCTTCATACAGTATTTCTTTGCGCGGTAAACTTCTGGCAAAAATGGGGTCGCCAAATTCAAGCGGAAACTTTGTTGATCCTGGAAGCACGTGCGACATAATCGAAGAAAATGGTGAAACAAATTGGATAAAATCCTTAATAACAAAAAAATGCGCACTAGAAGGCTTGTTTTCTAACAGTTATAGAAAGCTATCAATAGGGACCAGTACTTCGCCCGACCACTTGACATGCTATCCCAAAGTGGAGTCGTTTTCGTGTGACGAATCCGACAACCCGCAGTACTGGCCCTTTTCTGTTACACTGACTAGCGACAACATGTTTTGTAGCGGCGTCCCTGCAGAGCCAACGGGGACGAGACTAAGAACAGTGTCTGAATCATGGGACTTTGCTTACGAACACGAAAACGTTAATGCTTCAGGTGGTGACAACAGAATATATACTGTTTCTCATAGTGTTTCCGCCCAAGGAGTAAATATATTTGATTCCAGCGGAAACATAACAAAGTCAGGACTAGACGGAGCGAGAGAATATGTTGCTTCTAAAATAGGGGCAAACGCGGTAGCACCTCAGTTGGCTATCAGTGGACTAGATAACTATACTAACAAATACAATTATGTCGACTCACACAGTTCTAGTATAAACGACCAAACTTATTCTGTTTCTGAAACTTGGACATATTCAAACGATCCATACAAAGAAGAATACACGGTAGATTCTTCTACTGATACTTCTAGGGCTTGCCCAAATGTCACAATAAACGGGACAATAAACGGTTTCGAAACAAGAGACTTTGCAAACGGAGAAGTGTTGACTTCTAAGTACGCCAACGCTTTAAATTTTTGGAACTCGATAAAGGCTTCTGGTGTACGACTAAGAGGCGAAGCTGCAACCGGGTTCACTTTATACAATACGCCAAATGTTACTACAGTTGGAGTTTCTCCATTAACAGGAACTATAACGTACAATTACCAATATCACGGAGGAAGATCAAGAAGATTATCCAGTGCTAGTTGGGAAAATATTAGTGTATCAAACAATTTCGGAGAAGATATATTTGCAACCATACCAATACTCGGTGGTGGTGAGCTTATACAAAAAATAAATACGACCGGCAATAAAGCCAATAAAACAAGTCTTTCTATAGAAGCAATTTACCCATGCGATCTTTCTATAGGAGCATTTGGGCCAAGGTCCGACACAGCCTTGGCAGCAGAATTACAAAGCGCGGTAAACGATTTTATGCCTTCATTGAATATATCTGGTGTAAACTATCAAGTTGTTGAAAGCCAGTCTGAGAACTGGAACGAGTACGACAAACTTTATTCTTACAATGTGTCTTGGGTATGGCAAACACAGGCGTGTCCGCCATCAGGTTCACAGTCACCTTAGTAAGTTTTATTAACAGAGGCAGGTATGTCTAAATTTTTAGGGTCCTCTATTCTTTCTTTTTCTACCTCTGTAGCATGGGGCGGGTCAGAAATATCTTGTGATATAAAATTAGCTGACTGTAAAGTAGAAGGAGACAGTTTTGATCCAGGCCCGGTCGGCTATCCTCACTTGTTTCAATACGGGTCTTTTGAATTTTTTGGTTTGCTAGATAGGTACACTGAGAACTACAGCTCTAGTTCTTTTGATTACAGTGTTAATCTTTCTAATGGGTTGTTTCTTTTACAGGGAACCAAGTTGATCTTGAATGATTACTATGGTGCAACGTCTAATGTCCCTAACTTGATAAATCCATTTGGTTATCTAGAGTCATTTTCTTTTGGTAACTCGGAAGTAAATGATGCAGGTATTTCTTGGAAAAAAGTTAGAGATTCTGTTGTATATCTTTTAAACAACACTTCTGGTAACGTTTATGGAAACCCAATAAAACACAAAGGTCACTCTTACGGAATAGATCTTTCTAATTTACCATTACTGCCTGATTACTACAGAATAAACTCCGACAGCGTAAGTATATTAGAATTTATTCAAGAAGTTTGTGAGGCTGGTGGAGTAGATTTTTTTGTAAAATTAGAAGAAACGCTAACACCAGGTTTAGACGGCGAGTTCAAGGTTTACACTATAAGTAGGTCAAACGAACCTACACCAGGGGCCATAGAAAACTACATAAATTCTATAAACTGTTTGGTTGAAAAAGATATAGGGCAGGAAATAAGGAAAGACCCAACTTCTAAAATGGTAGTTGGCGCAAATGTCGAACAGATGTGGTTTGTTGAAAAAACCCCGGCTTCTACAGGCGCCAATCTTATACAAGATGGAGAAATATCAGAGTCAGAATATCTTGGCTATAATGTTCTTCCTTATTATGGAAACGATTCGTATGGAAATTACATAGTAGGAAGAACATACATAGACGACCCGGAAAATTATCTGTTTGACATAGACATATCGGATATAGCCCACCCTTCTTTTCCCTCCGGTTCTTATACTACCAGTTCAGAAGAATTAGAAGCAGCAAAGGCCGGAAGAGACTCTTGGGAAGCATTTTTGGCAAAAAGGTCCTGCAATCTATACAATATATCGAACGGGACTGGTCCCGTAACAGCAAGACCATTTGTTTTAAAGCTTCCAAAGACTGCACTTCCAAACGGCCAAGTTTTTGATATTTCCGGATCAGCATACGCCGCTACAGCCGATCATTACTTTGAAGGTGTGCCGAAGTTTGGATACATAGAAGTAAAAAGAAGAGAAAATACATGGAACTTGCCAGATAATATTACTGCGGGCACGTACTACAGCGAAACAATAGCCCCAGAGTTTTTTTCTGCAGCTTCGCATGCAGTGAACTCTACTTTAAATGGCGGTAAATACCAAAGGCTATTATACTACCCGTCGACCAATTCCATCAATCCATTTTTTGGTCGAGCATTCGACCTTTTGACTCCGGCGCCGCACGCGATTACGTTCGCAAGACTCAGAGAAGATGACTTGTATTCAATATCGACTACTGCTTCAACTCAGTCTCAGCAGGAGTTTTTTACAAATCTTTACAACAAGTTTATCGGCAGTGTAGGCAAAGACTTTTATAGCGAGCAAATTTCAAAATACTATTCTTCCCAAATAACAAAACCCTTTGAGCTTTCTCAGGGAAATAGTATAGAAACAGGCGCCCGAGAAAAAACCACAAGAATATTCAAAAGACTAAAGAACTTAGCAGATAACTATCATGGCAAAAGATACATAGTAACTATTCCTTCTACTTCTGTTGCCATCGAGCCAGAATCAACCAAGGCAAGGCTTAGTCAAAAACCAAACTCAGAAGGATACTTGAGTGACCAAGAATGGGCAATAGGGGTCGCCTCTGGTTTGATCCCAGACACAAGCGGCGTAGACACAATACTAACAGAACAAGACAAGTTTTACCCGTTTGTTAAATACAAAAACGCTATAACTTATAGTGGTATACAGCCAGTCGGCGTTCAATTTGATTACTCCGAGATAAGTGAACAAGAACGTACTTTTGGAAATGCCCAAAATTCTGGGAACTTTGTCAACAAAGACATGTGGGTTCGGTGTTCAGTTCTTGACAACACTGTTTATTACGATAATTCAACTCTGCAAAACCCAAGGGCAATTGTTGAATTACCCGGAAAAGTTTTGTATGATCCTTACCATGGATACAACTCCAAGAAGGTTTTGAACAACTTTATAGAAGACATAGCTATATCGGAGGGCGGTGCATTTTATGCAGACGTTAATTTTTCAAACGAAAAGAAACGCGCTATATATGCTTCTATAGGCGGAGATGAACCGTTTTATAATTCTGGGCAAAAATCAATCATGCCAGATATTTTTGCAGTACCATTAAAAAGCAATGTTCTTACTTATGGCCCATGGTATTACACTCCGACTTCTGGTAATCTTACAGACGGACCAGTTGACTACGAAAAAAACGAAGACCTCGCTCCTTGGAATTACGGAGGATACACAGGTCTTGATCTAGCTGGATTCGCAAGAGTTAATGACGGCGTAACAGATCAAACATTTGATGAAACTGGAAGTTTAACAATTGCTTCCGGTCCGGATTTGAATATCGGCGATCAACTTATTTCCGGAGGGCCATATATAACAGACATAAATGTTTCTGTAGGGGCGGACGGAATAAGAACCAAATATTCTTTTCAAAGCTTTTCGTCTCAAAGAAGACTTAGTAAGCTCACAAACTTTCATACAGAAAAAATAAAAAGATTAGTAGAAGAGTCAAGAAAAGTAAAAAGATCTTTTAGAAGTGGATTTTCTCAGGGCGCCTGGTCTTCTCCCGCTGAGTTCTTTAATGACATAAGGGGTAGATTTGTCAACCTTGAAGAGCTTCCCAAAAGAGACAACAGCAACACTTCACACTCTGTTATAGCGGCTGAGAATAGTTCTTATAAAAGCACTGTTGTGATACAACCAGAGTACAATATGAGCACACAGGTCAGCGACAACTACTCGAACAAAGCGTTTGTTAGTCTAGATTCTATTTTTAGGCCGTACGCAAATATTCCAAGACAGAGTGGTCTTCCTGGTTTGTTTTTCCCGGTGAACACAGGAGAAGCAGGACAAACAAACAAGACTTCTCTTGATTATTATCCATTACAAGTTGGTGCCGATATATCTATTGTGGCCGGGGCTTCTGGTGGCGAAATAACAAACGATGGAGTTAGAGGAAACGGGCTGTCTGTAGAAGTCAACAGTAGTGGGGTTCCAGACCAAAAAGGAATAGCAATAAAGGCACCTGCCGTTTACGGAGGTTGGGGAAGAGACTGTTATAACGAGCCTGTTCCCGCACTTGTTGATTCTAGTGGCGAATTAATTTTAACCACAGGGGCTCCAGACAGCGGCTCTGCTCAATACGACTACGATTACCTTTACAACCCAGACAAGTGGGCGTATGGGCCATTCAAGGCTTCGTACGAGCCTGATATTGGAATGTGGGGCTTCAATAATGTAAGCATGGCTATAGTCAGTGACAACATAGCTCCTCCAACAAGTATTACCAGTCCTTCTGAAGGATGGGTTTACGATTACATTCCAGACAGACCAAGTTTGGCCACAGGAAGACTTGGAAACAAAAACAAAGTCGTCGTATTTGATAAAAGCATCGGTGATATATTGCCCGGAACGATTGTTTATTATCACGATTTGAATGGAGTAAAGTCTATTATTTATGCAGCTTGTTCTGCTGATGATGACGCCCTTGAAATGCTGGCCCTAAGAACCGGGACACAGGCAAACAGTGGCGACGGCGGAGATGGTGGCGACGGTGGCGACCCCGGAGGCGGTGGACCACTTCCACCATAAGGAGACAATGAATGAGATCGGGAAGACCATGCCCATGTGACTGTGTTGAAACCTGTCAAGGGTTTTCTTGCGATAATTTTGATTTAACGGATTGCCAAACCATAAACGAGTACGGCAATTTTTCTGAACCGTTTAACGATCCGTTACAAGTAGGATGGCAACGCCAGTCCTTTGTTTCAAACAACGGTAAGGGCGCATTACCTTCTGGCACCACGAATGATTATGATTATGTAATCGGAGAGCCGATATCAAACAGCGGTGGGTGCAGACTTGATAGTCTTGGTTGTACTTTTTACGACCTAGATCCCACACAAAGCGGATACGCCAACTTCGGTTTTTATGGAAGTTATTCTCCAGTTGTAACGACTTCAAACGCGCAGACTTCACTGCTTTTACCGAACGGAAGCGGGTTGACGATTGATACTAATTTTGAATCTGGTGACAGATACATAATCAAGATGCTTACTTACAACAAGCCTGATTCAGATTCAGTTTTTCAAGAAGTGGATGTATACAAAAGGCGCAACAGCACCGGGTTTAGTTGCTCTACTCTGGGAGGTAATCCAAACAATAAAAGCGGGGCGGGGTATGTTTATGAATTACCAAATTCAGGATGCCCTTATTATGAGTGCTTAATTTTTTCAGAAACTTATGAAAAAACACCGGCCTCGGGAGACATTTATATTTTGTCGTCTCCAATACAAGTGGGGGCAGAAATAAGCGGGGCCCAATACCAGTTAGATGATTTTTGTTTTTATTCTTATACCGACGTTTCAAACAAGACTATGCTTGGGCCACTCGGGTGCCCGTGTAGTAATAGCACAAACGAGTTCTTTATTCCTAAAGCAAAATTTAGGTTATCTGGTTACAATTGCGACCCACCCCCTTCTTCGATCTGTTCTGGACCAGAACAAACAGGGTACCTGATATTTTCTGCTTACCACAATGAATATTTAAAATACGCAGCGAACGAAGACGACGAGGTATGGAGGTGTGACATAGGTGTAGTTCCACCAACGTCTTCGAACCTTGTGTATCTAAGGTGCCCAATAGATACATACGAAGTTGACCTTTTGGCCGATGACACTTGGTCCATAACTCCAGTTGTTACCGAGCAGTCGGTGAGCGAGGTGTCTGAAATAGTCGGAATTGATCCAGAAACTGGATTGAATGTATACGAAAACTTTGTTAATTTTTCTGGGTACCCATGCCACGAATGCCTGCCCCTGTTGTCTTTTGACAATTCACGCTACGCTTATGGAGATTATAGGCACTCATTGGAGGATGCGATTCCTATTGGCTTAGGTCATTCATCTCACGAAAGATACGGTTTGACTCAAAATAACGTAGTCGTGGATTCCGGGGCGTGCCCAAGAGTGGGAACTCTAGGACTAAGTGCGTTTGGTATGAATGACAAATCTTTTTCGATCAAGGATTACGAGTATTTACAGCTTTCACATTTTTCTGAGAACGCAGAGACCCCGATAGTCAGGGGAGATGATTTCTCACTTTTTAAATTTTATAGAGGCGCAAGCTATGTGGGCACTCAATACCACTTTGATGAAAATTGTCAGGGTGATAAATTATTTGAAGTAGAAAAATTAAGTTACAAATTAAATTGGGACCCAACTAATCTGTGGTGGAGTGGAAATTTTAGGTTTTTATTGTCTAGCGGAACACCGAATTCCGGATTACTTCCAATTTGTACAGGAAGCACTTACATACTTGGTAGTGGTGACGATTATGAATTAGGAAATATGAATTCTGGATTTCACAATGTTTATCACGGTTCTGAATGCGAACTGGGTACTATAACTATTAGCCGTCCGTGTTCAGAGTATTATTCGTCAACTAATGTTAGAAATCAAAAAGTAACAATAAAATTTGACGGACAGGTTTATTCGCATGAAACGTTTTATCGCGGCGGAACAGGGCTGACAGCGTTTGATCATACTTCTACAATGTTTGACGCCATGGATAAAAGGATTTCAACTAATTCTTTTAATTTGTGGGGACCAATCCTCGGTGGTGACTCAAATAGTTCAACACCCCCTCCGATGTTAATTCAGGATTACCCGTACTATATAACAGAATGGACGGCTGATTATCCTGTTTTTACAGACCCTTCCGGCTGTGGAAGCATGAATTCGTGTCCACAAATAAGTGGAAGTTTTAATCAAAAGTTTTATGGATACACAAGTTTTAATTTAAACGTCGGTGAAGATTATTCTAGACCAGTGCTTCCAGGGATATTTATGGATGAAATGGGCAATATAATTGTCAGAAGTACTCCGAAATTTCAAAGCGCTCCTTATTGGGGACATGGAACTATAGTACCAGAAACCGCATGGCCTTATACTTCCTACAACTGTGTTACCAGTCTTACAGACATGGTAACATTCGAACAACAGTCGACCGGTGCGTTTGAAATTTACAATGGACTTCACAAAGAGCTTCACGACTTGACTGCGTATTGCTGTGAAAACCAATCACAGAATACAACTTATAAGAATTTTCCATTTTGGGCCGGTACAGTTCATTGTAGGGTTCATTTTGCTAGCTGGGACGGCGATGACACCAATAATTTCACACCAATAGACGACGCAAATCCAAAGTTTGGCGTAGGAGACGCGCAAATATCTAAATTTTCTAGTGGTCTTCCAAACCAAACTCTTTTTGAAGGCGTTAATGTAATGGTTGGAGATCTCATTGTTTTTCTAGACAAAACTTCTGGGGAGTTCAAAGCCCTTCTTAGGCCATATGATACAGGTGGCTTTATACTTCAAGGAAACAGTGACTACCCGGAGACTGGGTCTCCAAGAGACTACAGTGCCACTCTTCCTTGTCCAAAATTTTATGAATCATTTGACGACTGTGTCGTCGGTGCAGGGATAAAAAAATGGTGGGAAAGCCCACGTGGTTTTATAAAGTCACAGGCTGATATATCATCTGGAAGTTATTTTGCAGATGTAACAGTTTTGAACACAAGTCCTTTGAAATTAAAGATAGAACAGCCTTTTATGGCTTGGGGTATATGGGATCTTTGTGACGAATACAACCCAAAGAAGATATAAAGTGCAAACTAAGAAAACTTTACGGGTATCTAGCTGTGACCACAATCGAGGAACCGGTTCAGATATGATTTTGAAAAAAGTTGAATCAAAAAAAGATTTTTTTAACGACCATGCGGGCGTTGATTTTTTGTTGGTAGATTTTACAATATACAGTTGGGAACTAAAACAAAATTTTGCCGTGCCTATTTTAAGAATATTTTCCAAAGAAAATGATTCAAATTTGCTTGGAATGAGCACTTATGCAGTTGCATACAAAATAGACAAACCGGATTTAATACGTGTCGAAAACTATGAGTCCGTAGTAGATTGCTGCAAAAATATTTTGAACGGGTCTTTGAATGTGTACGGTATACCAGAAGTTTACACAAAACATATTCCTGAGCACGTAAAAGCTATTAGTAGTTTTGTAGACCAAAACGAGCGAAAGTCTAGACTAAAAAAATGCGTTGCTTGCGATTTTTTTGACAAAGAAACAAAATCATGTCAAGCGTGTGGTTGTGATCTTTTAAAAAAAACTTTTATCAAAAAAGAGAAGTGCCCACTAGAGCAACCATTGTGGGATGAAATAACCAAACAACAAGTCGAATCAACAACAAAAACTTTTTCTTTAGTACAATCAAAAGAAACTCAAAAGGGGTGTGGGTGCAACAAATGAACGCAAAAAAATTAGTAAGCCTTGCGATGTCTGTTTTGAAACACGTCAGCAATGGATTGAAGCCAGCAGACCAGCAAACAATACAATCGCGGTCAGAAGCTTGTTCGGGTTGCGATTTTCTGGACCAAGAAAACAACAAGTGTAATTCATGTGGGTGTTACCTGAAATATAAAATTGCTTGGGACTCAGAAAGTTGCCCAGAAGGAAAATGGTAATGGAACAATTTCAAAAAGAGAGATTAAAAATTTGTGGGAGCTGCGAATTTCTAGTCGCGGACACATGCGCGTTGTGTGGATGTGACGTTCAAGAAAAAACCGCTGACGCCAAACAAAGCTGCCCATTAACTCCAAAAAAATGGAAAGCTCTAGTCGACGTCAACGGAGTTGTTATAAACTCAGAGTGCGTGCCTTGTCAAAAAAACAAAGGCTAGAAAGGCACCTCTTCTTTAAGGGTCTGTTGCATGTCGTTTATGTAGCCCCATACAACTCTGGCCTCTGAACCGTCTAGTTGTTCAAGTTTAGATTTTTGGATTTCACATTTTTCAAGAATTTCTTTTACCGTATCTTCAACTGGGGCGTCCGGTCGAAGGGTTGATATTTTGCCCTTTATCATCTTTAATATACTAGACGCAGCAGCGGGCTTGGCGTTTTGCGATTGCGCCATGCTTTGCAGGTCTTCTTGTTGGTCGTATCCAGATATCTTTTCTTCAGCAGTCAAAACAGTTAATCCAAGAGCCATTTTGTAGGCTCTGCTTAATGCTTTTGTTTCTGCCGAAGCAGCCGGGTGCCTAGCGAATATATTTGACTCAGATTCTATGCAGTCTGCTGTTCCGGTAAAAGTTCTTGTTTCGCTTTGAAAAACATTTTCTCCGTCGACAAAAAATCCTACGGTTTCAGAAACCCTTACTTGTATTTCTGCGCTTACAGTAACAGCCCTAGAACCGTTTTCTATTGGAATGACAGATACAATAGGGGTTCTAGTGCTAATTATTTGACCGACGTGATCCTGTACAAGTCTGCGCAGCCCGAATGCCCTTGGAAAACCATCACTTGTAACTTCTGAGTTTCTCAGATTAGAAAGAACGTAGTTTTCCCACTCTTCGGAGTACATTTTCGGAACAACATTTGTTTGTTCGGTTGGGCTTTCTTGGTTTACCGAGTTTTCTTCTGCAGTCGCCTCGAAATCCCATTCTTCAATTTCTGTTGATTCTTCGATTGCGTTCTTTTTTGATTTCGCCATTTTTATTCCTCAAACAAACTTTGTAAAAAATCTTCTGTTATTTTAAATTCTTCGTCCACTACAATTGTGTCACGCCCAAATACGTCCATTATCACAGACGCATGGTTTTCATTTCTGACCAAAACAACGTCTGCAGTTGACACTGTTTTTTGTGCCCACTCGAAATTTATTGAGGTCGTGTTCCAGTTCAAGTTGTAACAATAAAATATTTTTTTATGATTAGTTCGCAACTTATCTATGTGTAGATATTCTGAAAAACACGAAAACAATACTATGTTTTTCCACTGAGACCACAGATTGATCACTGGGAAAACCGGCCCTAAAAATTCAGAGCCGGTTCTTGTGATATCAGTGGTGAAAATTGATCTATCTTTTATTTCACTCGTCAGATTTAGTACGTCGAGCAGCCTTTGGTTTTTCTTCGTCGACGACGTCAGTATCGATAACACTTATAGTCTCTCCAGTAGATAAATTAACAACGCCAATTTTTGCTATCTTTTGGGCCATTTCAGTTTTTGAAGTATCCCTTATGATAACATAGTCAAAAAGCTTTTTGTCTGTGGAAATTTGATCAGTAGAAACATTCCACTGTTTTACTGTGGAGTCTGGAACTTCCTTTTTTCTGTAAGAAAAACATAATCTTTCTTCTGATTGCAAAGTAACACTGCAACCATTTCTGCTTAGGTATTCTGACGCGATACCAACCCCTCCATCAATTTCAATAACTTCACCACTGACGCCAGACAGCAGTTCCCTTTGTTCTTCGGTTGGATATTCTTCTGAATTTAGTCTATGTCTTTCAAGTTCTGGTCTCATTTTTTTTCCTAGTTAAAATTCGAGTAAAATTTTTGCCAAAATACACTATAGCAATGATCTAAAGCATACTCAAAGGCTTTCTCTGAGGTCCTTAGTTCTTCTATATTTTGAATGTCTCTATAATATGTAACCATATTGTTTTCAAATAAGAATTCAAGCTTTTCTTTTGGAGTTTTTATTTTAAAATAATCTGTTACTATACACGGTTTGCGCAAATAAAAGGCGAGCAGCATATGAAACTCGTCAGTTACCACAATCGTTTTAGATTTTTTGAACAATGCAATTGTTTGTTCTAGTTTTCCTGCATCGTGCGATATATTGTATATCGATCTCGCCCCAACTGTTCTTAGTGTAGAAAAAGACTTCATGTGCGACAAGAATTTTGTATAATCAATTGGTTTGAGGCTTGAAGCATTAACCCAACAAGTACCAAAATCGGGGCGGTCGTCAATTGATTGTAGTGGTACAGGATTTTCCGTTATTGAATTTATATAAACCGTGTCAATGTAAACTGGTTTTATTGAATCTGGATTAACACACACGAACTTTATAAAAGGATAGTCCTGCTTGGCAGCTTCGACCTCTGTGTGGTTATCTTTTAGGGTTAATATAACTTCGGGATTTTTGCAGCAAAGACTATAGATATTAGAGTCTATAAATTCTATAGAATCTGTTTCGAGAACGTATTTAGACCTAGATTTTAGTTTTTGTATATTGCAGAGTATTTTCATCTTGTTACCAATACTGAGTCGGTGTTATCAAACACTGCATGTAGATTTACTGATTTTAAAAATTCAAAAGCGAATTGATTCCTAGAGTAGTCTTTGCCCACTGCTTTTTTTCTTGCTTTGCTTATGTCTTTTTCACAGAGATAGTACATTCCGGTGATTTTTTCATAAGTGTCAAAACAAAAATCTTTTACGATTCCTTCGCTTGTTTTTACGCCGGGGTAATCGTCGTCAATGTCTTTGGTGTAAATTTTAGAAGATTTGTATCCGGAGTCAATCAAAAGTTTCATTGTTGCAACAGTTGGTATAAACCCGCTTTCAATAAATACAACTTTTGAGTTTCTTGCCGCCAAAAGACCAATTCGTAAATCTTCTGCTGTATTTGAAAATTCAAAAAAACAATTTTGAACTATGCTAAACTGGCTTTTTCTGTGATGCTTAACGAAATCTTTGTGGTCTTGCCCCGTCGTAATTATAACATCTGGATTTTTGCAAATTTTATAAAACAAATCAAGGTTATAGTCGATTACCTGTGAGTCTTTAAATTCGCAAAATAACTTGCTTCCGTTTGACTTGATTCCATGAGCAGGATAAGAACCGCATAATATAAACGTAACGTTTTCCATTAATGGATTTGGGCATGCAAGCAAAGGAAGTTGAAAGGTCTTCTTTTCTCCTTTATACATAAAATCTTGCATAAGCGTGTCCTTCGTTTTTTATTTTTAGTTCATCATTAGTTATGTATTCAGGAACAAAGTACACAGGCTCAGCTAAATGATAAACTATTGGAGGGTTTGGCCTGCCAGCGCAGTTCGCCAGAATCATTTCTGACAAACTTAAATAAGGCACCGATCTGTCAACATGTTTTATGTCCACGGCAACTAAATAAATACCTTGAATTACACTGTTCATGAAGTTTTTGTTTGGTTCGAACGCTTCGATTTCTCGTAAAGATTTACGAATGGCGAAGTTATTCCATAAAAGATAATGAAAATCACTATATACATATCCCAAGTGAGCCCTTTTGTCGCCAGAGTTAACAATTCTGTCATATCTCTTTATACACTTGTTAAAAGTTTCTAAAATGTTTTCTTCGAATCCACAAAAATCATAACATAGTAAACAATAGTCGTTTTTGTTTTCCCATGCAAAATTTAACGCTTTCTGAATTGACGTGGTTCCCGGCTTGTTGTTTGAATCCAAGTACTGTTGGCGGGTTACTCTGACGTCGTTTTCTAGCTTCTTTTGGGATTCTAATATCAAATTATTACAGTCGATATAAAACTCAGTAGTTTCCAACCCGGTGTCTCTTTTTATAAATTCCGGCTGATCAAGGATAAACACGTGACTTATTAAGTTTTCTTTCAAGTCTTTTGTCCTTTTATTAGGAACCTTGCTTCAAGTGGATCTGTTATGGTGTTTGTAACCAATAAACCATTGTTTATCATTGAATTTTTTATGCTTCTATAATAAGGAAGCGAGTTCCACTGTGTAAAATCACCTTTGAACAAAAATTTGTTAATGACCTGTTCAGTGTGTATCTTGGCTGCAAAAGACCCTAAAAGCATTTCTGCGTCAATTCCACCGATTGAAATCAACCCGTTGGGCGCCAAAATATCTTTGAGCAAAGAAAAGAAGCTGTTTATTTTTTCTAGGGGTATAAAGTTTATTCCTTTTGGACAATATATTTCCGATACACTTGACTTGTAATAAGAACTTCCTATATAATCGTAGCTTCCTACGCTCTTAACTTCGAAACCCTCTTCGGGTAATTCGTTATTCGTTATTAAATGTATCTTTTTCATATTAGTTTTCTAGGATTTTTTTCCACCCACTTGTGAATTCTTTTAAAGAAAAGCATTCTCTTGAAGCTGATTGTATTGCGTTTTTGCTCATTGTTTTTGTGTCAATTTGAGATTTCTTGATAGCTTCTAATACCAATTCTTTTTCTTGCTCGCTTTTAACAAGCAGTCCATTTTGGTTTTGCACTATTAGTTGTTGCGCGCTTGGATTATTGGCGCTTGTTACTACCACAAGCCCAGAAGCCATGGCGTTGAGCAGTTCTTCTTTTGTCGCTTGGGGTTTTACAAAAATATTTTCGTCACTTGTTATTTTTTGGGAAACACAAGGTTCTACCATACTTGAGTTTGTTCCACCGAAGCCCCAAGAATTACAATGATGACTGTTGTAAAAAACAACATCTTTGCAATTTAGATTTTTTGATACAAAAGACCTAAAATTTGCTGCTTGTTGATTTGTTTTGGGCCAGTCGCGAACAACGTAAACAAAAGGTATTTCTCTTTCTTCGCAATACTTACTAAAGTGGTACGCGTTTTGTGGAGAAAAACAAATAAACACCGAGGGAATCATTTCGATGTCGATATCTTTAGATTTATTGAACGATTCTGTGACATCAAAAACTTTTATATCATCCGATTCAAAAGATTTTTTTAGTCCGCTAAAATAAAACTCTAGTGGACCATAACAAACAATGTTGCAGGCGCCCCCTGTGAGGAGGCGCAGTGTTTCTTTATTTTTGTTGTATTGAGAAATCATTCTTCTGTCTTGGTTTCCGGGTTATATTTTCTCCACGGCCTCCAATTGCCCTCTTGGTCTTTGTTTTTGGGAAACAAGTTGCCCCCTTTCTTGTTTACGCCAAATGTTCTTTTGGCATAATTGCATTCTGGAGCAGACCTGTCGTAGCAGACTATTTCGTAATAATGGTTTTCATCTGAATCAACTCTAACGTTGATCTTGACTTTATCCGAAGACTGCCCGTTTCTTTCACACTTCGTGTCTCCGAATAACTCCTCCATGTGGTGAATAAACTTAAATATCTCTGTATCATTTTCTAATTCATCTGAAACAATAATAGTTTTTCCGCCAATGGAAACGGGATATTCTACTTTCATTTTTTTTCCTTGTTAAAAAATTGATGTTTTAAAGTTAACGCCGTTTTTTATTTGCTCTACGAATGTTTTTATGTTGTCATTTCCGGCACTTCGAAAGTTTGTGTTATAATTTATCAAGTCTACAAATTCTTGACTGGATACGACTTCTCTGTTATAAATAAAATTATCATAACTATAACCAAACCAGTTTTTGTCTTCGAATTCTGTAAAACCGAAATGAAAAAGAGCTATGTCTGTTTCGTTTTGATTTTCAACGAACACAATATAACAGTCGATTTCAAGTTCTTGTTTTAGATCTGTAAATCTTTTTTTTACAAATTCGGCGTCAGCCGTTTCAGAAATAACTACAACAAGCGCCTCGACGATAAACTCGCGTTTGCGCGAGTCCTTTATTTTTTGTAGTTCAAAAAGAACCTCTTCAGTTCTGTATTGATTCGAGTCCCTGACAACGCAATAAAATACTGGTTGCCCCGCGATTCCAATTTTTGAAGTAATAGACCCAGCCTTTAAGGCAGCCCGTTTTTTTATTTCGGGGTTATTTATATAAGGGTTTATAACACTGTAAGTTCCGCTTGTTTCGACGACAAAATCTACAAGACTGTAGCTGTAATCGTATTTTGATTTTCTGTAGTTAGTCACAGCAATATTTGTGTACCGCTCTGGAATTGTTGTTAATTCCTTTGAAGGTACACATTGAATTACATGAGTTACTTCTTCCGGATCAAACTCAAAAACAGGCGCCTTTGTCTTAGTAGACGTCAAATACTTTACGTCCATTTCTTTTAATCTGTATTCGAACACGGAAGACATGAATCCAAACCAAGGATCAGTGTTGTCCACAAGAAGCATCACAAATGGTTTCATGAAACACCTTTTATTTCTAAAAAATTCCTCAGTAGTTCTAAATAACGATCTGTTTTTACTGGGTGTCTGTCTGATAAATAAGAGGCAAAATCATAAATCAATCTGAGCTGCTTCTCTTTGTCGGCTATTTCTGGCTCTAACGGTTCTTTTGGGCTTGGACTAGTCTTTTTATTTTTTGAACCCTTAGGTCTTCCCATTTCAAAACCCTATTCCTTATTTGAAGCATATGTCTGTATACGTTTTCTCTGTTGTATGGAGAAACACCTGTTGCAGTAGATCTTTTAACGTAAATTTCTCCAGAATTTAAATCGTCTAGGATCTTACAATGAAGATAAGTCCCGATGATATCTGGGGACTGAGCAACGTTCAGAATACAATAAATTACATAACTTTCATTAGTTAGATTTATTTTTTGAATTTCTTCTAAACTAGGAACGTCAACTGGAGACCAATTTAAAAACCATTTGTTTTTATCGGCAAGTGTTTTTGTGCTCTCTATGTTTTTTACTAGAGATTGCCATTTTTTTATTGTTGAATCCCAGTTGTAATTTTTTTCGTATAATTCTTTTATATCTTGTTTATTGTATTGATAAGAATTTTCGTCAGACAGGATTTCTACTATTTTTTGCACGTTCATAGTAGCCCTGTCGGCTGTCGTTGCTATTTCTGTCTCTAAAGATAAAGGGGGAATTGGAATGCCACCCACTCTTCTTATGATATCTTCTTGGGCAGAATAATCAGTGCTCGCGGATTTGATACCGCATTTAGCGGCTTCTATAACTGGTATACCAAAGCCCTCTGCTGTGTGAGGCTGTATATACAAATCCATAGCGCCAAAAATAACAGACATATCCTCAGTTGTTACACCAACTGACGCATTTGGCATCACTTTTGTTCCACCGCATTTATCACAACGCGTTGATCTTCCTGAAAAAAGTTTTGCTGATACTGCGTTGCATCTTTTACATCTGTATGTAAAGAAAACCCTGTCTTGCACTTTGTTTCTTAAAATTAATTCTGGCATATCCCATCCATCGTCTGGGTACCCAGTATGGCAATGCAAATACAAGTTATCTACTTGAGCCAAGGCCTTAAACAGTTCTGGAAATCTTTTTCTTGTTTGATTTCTCATGACTGTTCCTACGATTTTTGAATCAGTTGGCAGGCCTAGTTTTTGCCTGCATAATTTTGTATTTAGTATTTTCAAAGAATCGTCAGCACAAGGAGATATAAACTCTACTAGGTTACGGCTTGCGTATTGTTGTTTAAGCCAGTTTTGGCTCCATTCGTTATAGGTAGTTATAACGTCAGCTTTGCCATAAGTTTCTAACCACTCTGATTTCTGCGGCATGCTGTCAACTGTTGGACTAAGAACTACAGTTGTATACTTTGCGCTCGGAGAGTTTATTATAAACCTGTCGTACCAATGGTCTCTTATTGAAATCACGGTATCTGGCATAAAATCAAGCATTATGTTTTCATAATTCCACGCCCCGAATTTGGCGTCCCCATGAGACTCTTCTCTTTGTTTGTAAAGAGAGTTACCCTTGTCGTCGTCTCTTTGTGGTATATTCAGGAATATTTTCCAATCACAATTGTTTGCATATGATACGTGAGCTGGGTTATTTTGGTCTCCATAAGAAGCCAGCTCAAGAATTTCGTGCCCGTCATCGTGAAGGCCTCTGGCTATTTGTTTGTAATAATTAGAGTAACCAGTGGTTCCCAACCCGGTAAATTCACTGACAATTAAAATTTTCATAGGGACGCCCAGTTTCAGTCTAAGATTTCAAAACTTTTAGCCTTGAAAACAAGGCCTTCTTTCGAAGATCTTATTTCCATATCCAAATATATGTGTTGATCTACACTTGCTAGATCATTGATTATTTGGGCAGCCGAAGACCAGAAAACAACGGTCACCAGATCTTCTTCTTTTATTGTTTGGCTTCCGTCTTGCCTTCTTCTTACAAAAGAAACCCGCAACGAAGTTTTGTCTACTTGCCCGGGAACTGTTGTATGCTTCAAAATATCTTTTATCAAACCTGTACCGGAACAAGTTAGTTTTGTTCTATAATCGCACTCTTCGCAGTCCATAGTCATTCGTCCTTGGTTTTTTCTTCTGTTTCAGATAAATCATCGTACTGTGTATCATACCTGTTATTGTTTACAAAAACATGCCCCTCTGGTATACAAAGAGAGGATATGATACCCGGAACGGATTCAATCGCTAAATCTAAACAACTAATTCCAAGATCGCTTCCCGTGATAGCAGTTGTTTGGATTACACGGTCGCTTTCTGAATCTAAAGATAGATCAAAAAATCTAACAAAATTACCATCTGAAACAAATTTAGTTGTTTGCTTTCGTCCGGTTTTTGAATACTTGTCGCCGACTTCAATAACACATTCATTTCCACATTTGGATGAATTTACAGTCATGTAAGTGCCGTCGTTGATCAGTATTTCCATTCTGGCTTTTTCCGGGTTGCCAGTGACTTTAAATTTATCTATCATTTGATTTTGGTCGTTCATATATATTTCAACCTTCATAAATTTTATTTACTATTAGTCCACCACGATTTCCTGTAGATCCAACGATCATCACATTGCTAGTTTCATATATTGCCCCTTGATAAGTGTCTAGTTCTTTTGGGAATACTACACAGTCGCATTCTCCGGATTCATCAACTAATTTAAAACGCGCCATGGTTTGTCCAGCCATCTTGCCGTTTTTTATTTCGATTTCAAAATATTCGTCGACTTCTCCACACGCGATACATTTTGTATTTGGCGGTAAGTCGTCTATAACGCCGCATTCATGCGTTGCTGAATATTGAGAATTTGTCATTATAGAAGAGTAACTTATATTCACACCTATCAGCTCGCGCTCTTGCTCTATGATAGCTCTTTTGCTATCTTTTAAGTTGTCTTCAAAAGTCTCGATCATTGACTTTATAATTTTAATTCTTTCTTCTTTACCGCTAAGCTCCAAAACCTTTTTTAATAGGTCTTTTAGATTAGTTAAATTGAGCTTAGACTGAATCAATACGCAGTCTTTCTTTTCTCCTTTTGTGAGCATAGAATACTTATTGTAGTCATGCTCAGCCTGATATCTGTCGATTTGAAGATAGTCGAAACACCCTGCCCGTATAAAGTTTATTATATTATTTTTTTTAAGGTTTTGTGAATCAAAAACTAGAAAATTTAAAAAACTCGTTGGAGGTTTTGTGATATTTTTTTGGATCAAGCTGGCCACTTTTTCACCGCACTCTTTGATTGAATCTATTCCAAAATAAATAATGCTTGTTTCTTTGTTTATAAAGAAATTGGTGACCGGTAGGTTTTTAAAGCTCGGGGGTGCAATTGTGACTCCTAATCTATTTGCTTCCGAGACTATCGCCTTTATTTCTTCTTTTGGTTTTGGTGTATTTTTTGCGTGCCTTAACCATCCGCATATATAATGAATCGGCAGATGTGATTTTACCCAAGCTGTCCAATATCCAGTTTTAGCATACCCAACTGCGTGAGATTTGTTAAAGGCGTATCTGGCGCTTGCCTCTATGTTTGAAAACACCTCCAGAGCCTGTTTGTTTGTAATCAACCCTTTTGAACTACAACCATTCAAGAATTCTTCTTTTAAAGACGCAAGATAACCAGCGTCTTTCTTCGCTATTCCTTTTAATAGCTTTATTTGCTGGTCGCCATCGAATCCAGCAAACAAAAAAGAAAGAAACATCGTTTGTTCTTGGTAAATATTGACGCCATAGGTTTCCTCTAGCGCTTCCGATAATTTATCGCCCTCTTCTGGCTTCCAGTTAGAGTTCTTTCTATCGCAAAAAACTTGAGAAAAGCTTTTACCTTCGGCATTAACTGCATTTAGCGTGCCAGGCCTTATGACGGATATCAAAGCGGCTGATTCTAGTACAGACTTCGGTTTTAGTTTTTTACTCCATTCTTTCCCAAGTCTTTTTTCTAACTGAAAAATCGAGCGCGTGTACCCCTTTGCGTACGTACTCCATGTTTTATTGCAGCATAGGTTGATATTTTCATAATCTATTTGCGGGTCTCCATCTTCGTCAATTGGTATAGAACACCCGCAATCAAATGAATAAAAATTGCTATCGCTAGCAGCTTTTGTCACCATCAGTCTTCCTTTTCGTTTTGTAGTATATTTTTAAGCTGTTGGTGCACATCTAAGTGTGTTTTATTTTGAGTTTCAAAGTCAACATCTTTTAAAACCTGTCTCATAAGTGAGATGTATCTGACTATTATCTCAGCGGACCACATCGTGTCGACTAGAGCATGGTGTTCATCTATTTCGGCGTCGTCTTTGAAACCCAACAGCGACTTCACGTTGGACAAAGAAATGCTTCTATAGTTTCTCGTGTTTTCAAATAAAATATGGCTGTAATCCTGCGAATCTAAATACAGCCCCGGGTGAAAAAATTCAGATTGTGGACCTAGTTTCCATGGTTCTTGCAAAGTAGCAGTTCGAGCAAAGTAGTCCTTTTGCTCCTCGGTTGTCATTTTTGAAAACCGGGCGTATTGAATTGATTTTTGATTGGATATTTTCAGGCCATAATGCGTACCATACATAATTCTCTCGATTATTTTTCGGTCGTATTTATGGTTATGACCAGATAATATTGGGCCGTCCCATTTGCTGGGTTTTGGGTTAAAATATTTTACCCAATTTATAAAGTTGGTCCACACTAATTTTAAAGGGGGAGCAGATTCTAGGTCGCTTTCACGTATGCCGTTGATCGACATTGACTTTGGGTCTAATTTTGAGAGACCATACTTTTCTACTTCGGAATCTGGAATTCTTGATATTAAAGAATAAAAAATCCCGTTCTCGCATATTTTTAAAGATCTGCCGTCTATCATGACAGCTGCAATAGAAACGGGTTGATTGAAATTGTTGTCTAAGCTATCAGTTTCGAAATCTAGAACACATATTTTGTTTTGACACACCATCAAGTAAGCCTTTCTTTTATTTTTTTAATCAAATCTTTAGTTTTTTTGGCATTATTAAAAACTTTTGCGTAAGTATCGCAATATATGTCGCAAGAAAACAAGTTGTTTTCTTTTACTCCGAAACCAACAACTAATTTCGCAGAGACGGCCTGTATTTCCTTTTGTATGAAATACCCAGAGCATTTTGTTTTTTGAGAAGCCGAGTAAGATTTAGTCGAATAGCACTTTGTTTCGTAAGTTACTGCTATTCCAACTTGAAGCTCTTTTTGTATATTTTCAAGTATATTAAAGCTGGTGACGTCCAAAACTGTTTGAAAACCGTCGGATTCTTTGCTTACTTTGCTTCCAAAAATAAAAAGAACAAACGGGTCTCGGCCATACGCCTCGATTCCAACTGGAGACAGGCACTTTTCTCTTAGATTGCACCTGGTGCAGTTTTGAGTTTCATTTCTTATTTGCCCTAATGTTAGCATTCCCAACCTTACTTTTCTGTTTTAATTCACACGTCTCTTGCTCTAGATACTCCACCCACCTTTTGTACGCGCAGAATTTTGTTTTTAATTCTTCAAGTGTCTCAGAGTCTGAAACTTTATTTATTCTGCACATCAACATTAAACCTAGCAAAAATCCGTAATCAAAAGAGTCATCGGGAGAAACTTCTTTTATATCCCTGGTTCGTTCAATTATAAATGCCACGTCTTCGTCTGCGTTTTTCAAAAACTTTTCGATCCAGAAATCTGGGTTATCAGACATGTCTCGCTCAAACTCAAGAACTACGTCTTCGTTTTTTATCACAGGGAACTACCTTTACGTGTCTTTTAAAAGAACATTCTAAGCATCTTGTTATAAAGCACTTGGCGGCTTCCTGTAGATCTTCTATCTCGTAGAATCTTGAGTAGTCGCAACAAGTGCATTCGACTTGTAATACATACTCCTCTTCTCCTATTTTATATCCATAGCCAGTTTTTTTCATCTTGGATATAGAAGTTGTCTCGCTGTCTAACCAGCATTCTTCCTGAGAATCTAAGAAAAAATTTATTACATACTCTATAAGTTGAAAAAACAACTCTTTGCACACAAGTCCTAAACCAACACAATTTCTGTGATACTCAAGTTGTTTTGATAAGTGTGTACTAAAGTGGTCGTCAGTCATAACCCCGTTTCCTTTAACAAAGTATTAACTTCCGCAAGGCAGTCAAGAGATTTTAAAACAAGAATATCAAATTTCACTAGAGACGCATAGGGAAAATAATACATGTCGTAGGCCGTTATCATTTGGTTTGTTTTTTTATCTAATAACATCGGGCATATTTCGTCTATATTATAAGGAGATATGATCAAAGCAGACGGGTGCCTCGAAGATGATTTGATAGCGCCCTCTAGTCCTACCGCTACCATGAAAGATTCGGCGTAATCTCCTTCAAAAATTTCCGTCCCGTCTTCTTTTGTTGAAAGACGGCAATAATCGGACAAAAGTTTTGGTTCTTTTTTCAAACAATAATAAAGCACGCTTGAAGAACCGGTTTCTTCAAAGAAATCTTGGAGTTTGTCAGATATTTTGTCTTTGTCTGGTATGTTTTTAGTTATTATATTTGCTACCATTGGTGTACAAGCAGCGTGAGCCCTGAGTACGTCTTTGAGGGCATTTTTAGCTTGAAGTTTCCCGTAAGTAACAACCTCGCAAACTTTTCTTTTTCCGTATTTTTTTTGTATATAACTTATGATTTCGTCTCTTCTGGACGACTGAAAATCAGTATCAATGTCTGGTATAGATCCCGACCTAGCTTTTTCTGCAGAAAAGAATCTATCAAAGCTGAGGTTATACTCAATCGGGTTTATTGAAACTATATCGAGCAGATAAGAAATCAGGCATCCACCAGAAGACCCTCTTCCGGGGCCAATCAGCATTGATTGTTTGCGTGCGAATTCGCAATAATCTTCTACCACAAGAAAGTAGTCGTACAGATTACCAAGTTCTAATACATTTATTTCGTAATCTAATCTTTTGATATACTCTTCGTTGTGAAGGCCTAGTTTCTTTAGTTTCTCTATACATTTGTCGCGCACAATTTCTTTTGGTTTGTACGCCCCTTCTGAACTAAAAGAAGGTATGGCCATTGGAATAGTTATGTCGAAGTCTTCTATTTTTGCCGCTATTTCGTGAGTCGCGTCAATCAGTTCTGGTGAATAGGTTTTTGCTGCGTGCTCGTTTGAAACTATAGAATAAGACCCGTTTGTATAGTAGCTTATGCTGGGTAGGTCTTTTACTCTCTTATTTTGTTTTATTGCGCAAAACGTTTTATGAAAAATCGCATCTTCTTGTTTTATGTAATGAGCATCCCCTGTACCGACCGCGTTTATTTTGTATTTTCTAGATATTTCTAAAAGCTTTTTCGACGCCACTTGCTGTATCGGGTCTTTCTGGTCGAACATTTGGCACTCTAAATAGAAATCTTCGCCAAAAAATTCCTGATATCTCGAAACTATTTTAAGAACATTATCTTCGCACTCAGGGTGTATATAAAGCCAGCACTCTTCTTCGGTTGTAGCAGCTGAAGCCATCTCTCTGTTAAAAAATAGACAGTCGTGAACACTGGTATCGAAGTGGCCGTTTATTACTATTAGTCCTTCCGAGTTTTCGAACAAAGCTTGTTCGTCTATTCTTGGGCGGTAGTAAAAATTTTCGTGCGCTATATAGTTCAGCTTTATAAGGTTTTTATATCCAACAAGATTTTTTGCCAAAACAACTAGATGATTCAGTCTTCTGGACTCACTGTTTTTATCTTCTTTTTTTATACCCGGTGGGCAGACGTAAAACTCGCACCCTATTATGGGCTTTATTCCAGCCTTTCGGGCTTCTAAAAACAATTCCATCGCGCCACTCATCAAGCCGTGGTCAGTAACAGCTATGGCGTCTTGTCCGTATTCAACCGCAGCTTGAACTATGCCTTTTATTGATGATATGCAGTCCCAGCTGTGTTTCGAGTGTACATGTAGGTTTATCATTTACTTGCCTGTATTTTTTCTTCCGCCACCGTCTCCATAAGACGTAGCCTTTGATATACTTCCGTATTCGTTCGTAACTTTTACTAACCCGTCTTTTTTTATTCGTTCTCTAAAAGTTTGACAAATTGATTTTTTGTCAGAAGGACTTTGTTTCCTTGAAAAAGCGCACACATACTTGCACCGCCAGTCCTTGTGTTCTGGGTCGAGTTGAGTTGGAGTATAGGTCTTCAGTATTTTTTTATAGTCTTTTTCAAGCATATTCCATGCTTTACTTAGATATTCTTCGTCGCATGGGACGCTAAATATACCACCAGTGTTAACCCAAAACAAGCTTACTATCAGTTCTACTTCCGGAAATGCTTCTTTTAATGCTATTGCATAGAGCATCAACTGTTTGTCTTGGGTCATATGGTATTCAAGATTCTTTTCTGCACCAGTTGCAAAATCGTTTCTTTTGGCCCCAGTTTTATAATCAACTAGTTCATAAACACCGTCTGATAATTTAACTACGGTATCCATGGTTCCTTTTATTCTAAGATTATTTTTTACTGTTTCACCAGCAATAGTTATTTCTTGTTCCGCCCAAGGCTTTTTTATTTCAAAGTCAAAAAACATTTCTGCTTCGACTATATTCATATTAAATGGGTCGTAATTAGGGTAGTCATTTAAAGTTTTTTCGATCCACCCTAAAATTTTTGTTTTGTCGGACTTTAATAGATCTACGTGCGTTTCTATTTCTTTGTAGTAATCCCAAGACTTGTCTAGAATATTTTTGTAGTCTTTTGACTCTTTTACTGTGAGTTTACCTAAATTGTCATCAACAAAAAAACTCTTTTTGTTTTGTTGGTTTTTTTTTGCTAAAGCTCTAATTTCAAAAACTTTATGAAATATAGTTCCTAGAGTAGCGGGTTTTCCAGCAGGGCTTCGCATTCCAAGCACGTATTCTAGATAGTATCTCATTTGGCAAGTTTTAAAAGCGTTCAAAGAGCTAGATCTAATATAGGGGCATATCATTCAGAAGTCCTTTTTAAGTTATCAAAACTCAGTACACCGGATTTAGAAAGATGTTTTAAGACGACTTCATTCTTTTGATACAAATTCATATCTGTATTGTCAATGACTTTGTTAAAATATAAATCTGGAATCAAGTTTTGTCGCTCGCTGACAGCAGAAGAATTTTCTACTGTTCTGGTGAGTTTATAAAAAACAACGTTGCCCGCGAAATTTTCTCGCAAGATTTCTATTTCATCTATAAACCTTGCGTCAGAAATACACGCTATCTTTGTTGAATCTTCACCCAGGTACTCTTTTATTTTTCTAGAGCAACTATTTACATGGCAATTCGGCGCTATTTGCCTGCAAACAAAAGTACCAAAAACTTCTAGAAATCTACGGTTAGTCATTAATTCGTTTTTGCATTCATCTTTGTAAATTTCGGTCACTGTCTTTTTAGTCTTTGCGGACAAAAGAGAAAGCATGTTACTCCACCTTATTCGGCACTCCCTGTTTTTGCTGTCGTTATCGCCGCGTATTTCGTTTTTATCAAGACCAAATAGGTCGCATGCCGTATTTTTTAATTCATCTGCTATAGAAAAACATTTTACATATGGATCAAAAGAATGTCTAAACCAGTCTTCGTTTTCAGGCGGTATGTTTTCCGGGTCTATATAACACCCTTCTTGCCTGGTCTCTCCTGTTTTAGAGTCCGTTGATTGTTTGTATACAGCAAATAACTTTCCGTCTTCTAGCATCTGTAGCTTTGGAACTAAGCCATTTTCCACTACAATACTAGAAAATACTGCTTTTGCAGCAGTTGATTTTCCTGATTGTTTCGCACCGCAAAAAACTACTAAAGGCATTGATTTACTCTTTCTGTTGGTTTTCTCGTAGTAAAATACTTTCTGTCATTTTTTTCTTTTTAGAACCGTGCGCTATAAACCCTATGATATACGACCTGGTTTTGCTTTCACACAGTCTACATGTATCACAGCTTTGTGTTCTCCCCGTCTGTTCGGGGCAAACAAGAACCCTGTTTCCGTTTGGGGTATGCAGTGATTGTCCTGTTGTGTTAGATGGTAAAGTAACACAAACTGGGCCTATATCAAGGTCTACCAGTTTGTCTGCGTGATTTACATCGTTTCCAGACAAATTAACTGTCATACCACTTGATTTATTCATTTGTCTCACAACATCTCTATTGTGTTCTGAATTTATAACATCATAATGTGTGTAAGTAAACCCTTTTGTATGCGAGCTTGCTTTCAACAATTTTATGCTTTTTTCTTTGTCTATCTCGTCGACTTCACTTGAACTATTCTTGTCTTTTGGTAGGTCTCCAATTTGGTTGTGTCTCCAAAATTGATTGTTTTCAAATTTTTCGACGCGCTTGCAAAATGGGTCCCAATTATCACCGCGTTCGTGACTAGAAACCTTCTGCCAATGAAACATTATAGGGTAATGTTTCCCGTAACAAGTTTTGTCATCTTTAAACGCGCATTCTTTTGGACAAGAGTCTTCCTCTGTTGTAGAAACTGCAATCGGGCCTGTTTTTTTATTTTCAGACTTTGGAACGAGATGAACCCACATAATAAACCTCCAAAATTAATTGTAAATCAGCAAATTTTGTTCCAAACTTTAACTATATTTTCTTTCAAAGATTCATTGTCCATTTCTGTTATATCTTTGTAATTACCAAAGTTTGCAACAGAGATACTATATCTAGTATAGTAGTCTTTTATGAATCTCGTCAAGAATTCTTTACCAGATTCGTCAGAGTCTGGCATAAACAAAATCTTTTTTATGTTTAAACTGTCTAAAAGCTTTAGCTGTAATTCATCTATATCCTTTCCAAGACAAGCCACAGCTGGTATACCAAATTCATGAAGTCTCCAAACACAACTTGGCCCTTCGACCATTGCAATGGCACTTGATGGTCTTATGTTTTGTATATTGTAAAGAGTAGTGGTTTTTCTTAAGCCCTTAGAGTGATACCATTTTTTAGATATGGCGCTTTCTCTGTCACTGGCATTTATACAAGCAGAATCAACAGAGTGATAATGTTTGCACTGCAAGCATTTGTCAAAATGAGACCTAGCAGAGAACCCCATGTACCTTCCGTCTATATATCTAACTGGAATAACAGCTCTGTTTTTCATTATTCCTTCTTGGCAGTCTCCGACACCAAAATAAGACAATGTGTCTTGTGAAAAGCTTCTTTTGGAAAGATAATAATTTGAGGGAAAGGAACACGGCGGCATGTTTTTTTCATCAAAAAACAAAGGTTTCTTTTCCGGTATCTGTATATTTTTTACTGGATGTATCCTTGTTTTTTTGTTTTGCCTAAGTTTTAGCAAGAAATTTTTTACTGAATCAAACGAGCCGGACGAACCATTACGTTTCATAACTGAAGAAATTAGCCCAACTATAGTTTTGGCGCTTCTTTTGTGACACCCACCGCTGAAGCACAGCCATACTCCTGTATTTTTATAGATAATTGAATTACCAACGCTGTCGCTTCCGTGGATCGGGCATTTTATTTTAATAAAATTTTCTGAAGGATCATCGTAGCTTTCGATTCCATAATACCTTAAAACCGAACCAACAACCTCAAGAGCCATTTTGTTTAAATCATTGTAATTATTTTGACTGTATTTCTTGTAAGCTGCACGTTTCTCCGTTCCAGAAGAAGTTAATGTGTTCGCCACGCTCATGCTCTCCGCCGTACCTTCCTTTTAAGGTTATAACTTTTCTGTTACCTTTGTTTGTTGGGATTCCGTTTACATTGTTGTCATGATGCATTTCTTCGGGTGTCTTTTTCTTAAAAAGAGAAAAAGAGTTTACGTTCCATAGAATTCTGTCAGATTGGGCAATGACGTCCGTATCTTCTTTCGCGATTCCGTCGCGGTTCAACTGAACAAAAGACATGCATGGTATATCGTACATTTCTAGAAAATCTTTTAGTTCCGATACTTGGTAGCCAAACGCTGCATGCTCCTGCATGTTAGCCACGTCTTTTTTGTTCATCATTTTAAAATAATCGTAAACTATAAAGCACTGGTTTGCTTTTCCTGTCTCTTTGTTTATTCCAACTTTCGTGTGTACCCATCTTCTTATGATAGATAGTATTTCCGAAAATTCTTTTCCAGCCACAGACTTGTGCGATATGTTCATATTTTCAATTTCTTGAACGGCCTTATAAACGTTATTTTTATCTATGTCTAGATTACCAAACTGTCCGTTTTCAATTTTCTTGATTGGAACACTGCTCATATTAGAAATGAACCTAGGGAGTAGAGCTTTAATGCTCATTTCGGTGTCTATTATAAGGCATGGAACTCCGTTTTTAGCCAAAAATAGAGTGCACACCACACCTATGCTGGTTTTGCCTATGCCGGATCTTGCTCCAATTAAAGTTATTCCTGTCCTCATTCCACCGCCTATTGAATCGTTGAATTCCGGCCAAGGCGTTGGCAGTCCCACAAATTGACACGGGTTTTCTTCCCACTCGTTAACTATTCCTCTTGTGACACTTGATATTTCTGTTATAGAGTCATTGGAATTAGAAAACTGTTTTACTGTTTTAAAAAATGATTTTTCTGATATTGAAAATATTGAATCCGTGTCGCTTTCTACACTGGTTTGAAATAAATTTTCAATTGCCTCTTTGTGGCTTTGGACGCATTCTTTTATTATTTGTTTGTTTCTTAGTGAACGAGCTGTGCTGATGCACTCTTCTGAAGTCATTGCCTTGGCCTCAGAAACTTGAGTTTGAAGCTCTTCTATTTCTTCTTCTGACAATCCGGAACCAGAAGTTTTTAATCTGGTTACTATATTGTGAAGATTTAAATTCACACCCTCATTCGAAAGATCTTGTATTGCCTGAAATACTAATTTGTGATTGGTGACAGAGAAGTTTTCTGGGCTGATAATTCCAGTCAACAACGAATAAATTTCTTCTCCGGATGTGATCACGGTGTGCAACAGTCGGGATTCTTCTTTTTTCAAGTTCACTTGATATAAGGGCGAAACCATTTAGTATCTTTCGTCGCAAGAGGCGCATATAAATGACGGGGTATCGACACCGGCAATTAATAAGGCTGTGGATACCTTGCTTTTAGTTTTGCAATTCACACAAATTGCGGAAACAAGGCTTGAAGACCTTGGTTTTGAAGTCGATTGCAGTTCATCTCCGTAAGACGGAAAGTCTGTTAGAGAAAGGTTTATTTGTAAGTTGGCGTCACTTTCTCTGTGCGGTTTGTTTGAAACTCTTGGTCTTTTTTTGTTTACCCAAACACCTTCGTTTTGAACTTTTTCTTTCGGAGCAATCGAGGTCTTTTTGGTGGTGATTCTATTTCTAGGCTTGGTTCTTGGTTTAGCTTCGATGGCGTCTATTTTTTTTTGCATTTCAGCAATTTGTTTTAATAATAAATCTAGCTGTTCGCTTGTTGTTTGGTTATTTTCAGTCATGTTTAACTCTTACAAAATGAAAGGTCTCGAAAAACTTGGACCATTTTATCTATTTTTTCTACGGTCCCCTCTAGTCCCTGTATAACACATTCTAACCTAAGTGTTTCATCCACTGCTTCTTTTACGTATTCATATTCATTTACAATAGTAGAAACAATGATGTCGTACTTTGTATATTTTTCAAAGTCAGGTATTTTCTCTGCTATTATTCTATCTAGAAACGACTTGTTTATTTTTACGCCAATTTTTAGTTCGTTAATTTTTCTTTGTATAAAAACAGAACTACTCAACAAGGCGTGCTGGGCAAGAACGCATTCTTCTTTTGAAAATCTTCTCAAGTCGTTTTTATCTAAGTTAAAATATTCTTCTATAGAATCTTCTCTCTGAGGAAAAACAGAAGAGTCAACCCGCTTGACTAAGTCCTTTACCGAGTCTTTCATATCGCTACGGAAGTCTGTCATTGATAATCGATCTCCAATCTTTTATTTTATTGTACGGGAGGGATATATAAATAATACCATTCAACTCCGCCCAGTCCTGTTTTATTTCATCATTTTTTAATGATTTTTTAAAATCAGAAGTTGTTTTGTGAAAATGACTCGTGTACTCATAGTGCTGTTTTCCGTGTGTTTCGACAAGCACTTTTAATTGAGGTATTAAAAAGTCAGCTTTTAATTCTTTGCCACCGGCCCCAACGCATCCCTTTAGTATTACCTCTTCGTATACATCAGAAGACGGAAACATTTTTTTTAGAAGAACGCGAGCTTTTACGTGCAATGAGCTTTTTTGCTCTTCTATTATACAGTGCTTTGTAAAATTTATTATATATTCTTTTCCGTCTATTCCAATGGCTTTGATATCTGGCTCCATTCGTAATTAAAAACAATTCGACCATTATGTGTTATTTAGTTTTTAACTCGTTTATTGTTTTTAAACTGCTTATAGGAATGTTGTAACAATCGGCTTTACAAATGAAATTACCAGCACGAGTTCCGCTTTTCATAAAAGTTGCAGTTTTTTTGAATTCTGCTGCTGATATCATACCCAAAAACCAAGCAGTAGAGTAATCGCTGCGGATTCTATAAAAGGCATAAAAATCACACCCCCCACGGTCTAGTTGGTATTTTGCAACGGTGCAGTTATAAGAAGGGTCCGGGCAAGACCAGCATCTTTTGGTTTTTATGTCTATCTTTCCCAAAGATTTGTAGTCTATATCGTACTCTTTATTGTCTATTAAGATTCCGCCATAGCTGTCAATAAAAATTTCTTCGGCTAGTATTCCGTATTTTTTTCCAGATTTCGATATAGTCTTTGAATTTGTGGGTATCTTTGCCCATCTTTTTTGTGCCGACTCAAGGTGTTTGGAGCGAACTTTGATTTCGATAACAGATGAATTAGTACACTGTGTCATCTCATTCCTCCTCCTCTTCTTCTTCGTCGTCGACTTGTTCAAACGAGTAGACAGCGCCGTATCTTTCGGTCATTTCATTTTTTAGTAAGTTTTCATAAAACTCTTTGTTTGATTCTATAAAATCAACAGCTTTTACCGAACCTTGTACCTTCTGCTCGCCTGTTTCTGTTAAAAATGTATAATACGAACCAGATTTGGATATAACTCCCATTCCAGTCAATACGTCTAGCGCTTCTCTAGCCCACCAAATACCCTCGCCGAACTTTATGTAGCACTCGACTGGACACATTTTGCTTATGTATGGCGCCCCCATTTTATTGACAGGAATATTAAAGAATACTTTTTGACCTTCAAGTTCTTCGCCTTCTGCAAGGTTTATGGCGTTGCCATCCCACATCTTTGGTTTTTTTCTTGATTCAATAACAACATCGCATTCGAACTCAAGTTTAATACCGCCGTCTGGTTTTAAAGGATCGCCCATTGCATTTCTGTCTGTAATAAAGTGCTGTATCCCTATAACTACACTTTCAGAGATTCTTGCAAGCGGCATTACTTTTTTGCAAAAATCTGCATTTAATTTTGGCGTAGTATCAAATCTATCAGCTCTAACAGTGTCGTCTTCAAGGGTAGATCGTGGTATTATTTTCGACAAAGAATCAACGACGTACAAAGCCCCTCTGTACTTCGGGAGTTGCATCATATGGTATATATTCGAATATATTTCGTCACCTGAAACTAATTTGCCCCCAACTCGCGCTCGAACAAAAAGTAGTTTTGGGTGTTTTACATCAAGGCCTTTGATATCAAAGTATTTCTCCCCGACAAGCCTGCGTTCTGCATCAACGAATATAACCCATCTATTTTGATCAAGGGCATTTTTAACTACTTGCATGCAAAGAGTTGTTTTACCAACTTTGGGAAGTGTTCTGAGCAAGACTACGGTGCCAGACCTAAGTCCGCCGTGAAGCTTTTCGTCAAGGGCCGGGCTTACCGGGATAGTGCTAGCGCATCTTTTTTCTTCTTCGAGAATGTCTTGCGCGGAACAGAAAAAGTCTTGGCCTATAAGAGACTTTTCTTTTTTCTTGGCTTTTGCCATATTTCACCTTATTTTCTGAACAAAGGAATGTCTTCATTGGCAAGATCAGAAGTGTTTTGAATTTTTGGTTTTGCCAACGGCTGAGTTTGCTGTTGTTTTGTTTTTTCTATGTTATTTTCTTGAGAAATTTTTCCAACAAGAGATTCGTTGTGCAAGCTAAAACACCAGCGCTCGCGTTGAAACACTTTTAATATAACCGTTTCAGAGTACGCTTTTGTTAGTTTGTAATACCCCCTGATTTGATGGGCGTATTCTTGTTTGTACTCTGGAAGATTCCAGTATTTAGGCGGGAGTTTTACTCCGTTTTTTTCAAACCTCCTTTGCATAGCGAGGTGAATTATTGCGTCCCGGTTTGATTTTGACCCGTTTATCATTACTTCAACCTGTATATACCGTTTTGCGCGTCTAGATCGGCTTGATCTTTTAGGGGGCTTCTTTTTACTGGGGCGTCTAAGTCGTCCGTCATTTGAAAAACTCGTCCCCCGTTTGGTAGTTTTATTTTGGAGCGACCAATGTTTTTTTCGACGGTTTCTTTTTGTGTTATACCAGAATAGTGTTTTTTTACTGTCGTCAAAGAAAGCCCTATCGCCTCAGAAATTTCCTCTGCAGTTTGCGACTTTTGCTTTGACTTGATATACATTATATCGGCGGGGTTGGCTGTTGTTCTTTTCTTTTTTGTTATTTTTGTTGTTTTACTCATATGATATTTTGATCCCTCATGTCATTTCTTACATTGAGCCACGCACCTTCTTTTCCGCTATAAAGATACTCGATGTATTGCGAAAATGTTTTTTCGTTTACTGCCACAAAAGTGGGATTCATAACATGGCTATTGAATGCATTGCCTTCTTTTCGGGCTGGTAAATTAGCAAAAAGCCTTATAAAGTAAGTAGGGTGTTCTCCTGTTGTTTTCTTGGCGGCAACAAGGTAGTTCTCTATTTTACCACTTGCAGACTTTCCATCTTTTGTATATTTTACTTCTGCTAAAGCAACTGGTAATTCTGATATATTAGAAATATAAATTTGTTTAAACATTAAACGATTTTCTTTCTCTGCACTCTATGGAAAATTCATCTGTAAATTCAAAGTAGTACTTGTCGACTCCAGCTAGTCTAGGGTAACCTAAACTTGAATGCTGGTTTACATAACCGCAAACACATGTGATGTTTATTTTTACAACATCTGTCGATTCTTCGCTTGCGTTATCTTCTGCGTCTACCATTTCTTCTGAACAATTATTACAACTTAGCAACATTCTTATTCATACCTTTCTATTTTATGCAATTTTGCGACAAAAAATATTCTACTATTTCAAGACAAGAAGAGTCTATTTTTTTTAGGGAAGACCTTCTTTGCCTAGCCTTCCATTCAGTTGTAAATATTAGCGCATTACAAAAATTTTTTACAAGTGCGTTTTTGTAATTTAGATATTTTTCTGTGTCTTTGTGTCTCAAAACAAAAATCTTTTTGGCGTCTTTAAAATCAATACTCATTTTGACCTCAATTCTATCACATAGATTAGATCAAAGTACGCCGTCGTTCAAGAACCTTTTCATTCCAGACGGGCTTAGTTTTGATATTTTTCTCATGCGAGATTCTTTTTCCAGCTTTTTTTGCTTTCCTACACCCATCGCCTTTTCCCTAGAAAGAGGGTTTCGCTTGTTGTTTAAATCAAGTTGAGCCCCAATGGTTCTAGGTTCATTCAATTTCGATACTATCGGAGCACCGATGATCCTTTCTATTTTTGCCTTGCACGTTGGGCATTTTTTAGAGATTTGTTTGTGGCTTTGAAGTATTTCAATTTCACCACAATTTTCGCACAGGTATTCTTTTGTTACTAGCATTTTTTTTCCTAGAACTTGTATCTCTTACTCGTTTCTTGAGAGCTAAACGTGATCTCTGGTCTTTCAAGGTTTAGGCATTCTCTTGAAATATTGTAATCTCCATTTCCAAAATTTATAAAATGAGTACAATATCCAGCGACTCTTCTTGCAGCCGCCAATGGCGCGCCTGAGTCATACGGCCCAAACTTTCCTTGTTTGATGTCTTTCTTTAATGTTTCCGAGTTTACTTTCCAAAATATCTCAAAAACATTAACATTAGAACCAAACTCCTCTTTGTACCGCAGCAATAGTTCTGGTTTTCCAATCGAACAAAATTCTACTGCTGTATTTGATGATTCTATATTCTGAAGGGTATCAGAAAATTTTGCATAATCATCGAAATCTCTGTCTATAGAAACTGCAACTATCATCGTCATTCCTTTTTTATTAGTTCTAAAATTCTTCCTATCAAAGGGTGCCTTTGAATATCTTCATTGCCAAGCTGCACAACAGAGCAAACGTCATCGTTTCCGCCTAGCTTTCTTATTAAAAAGGAAAGGCCGCTTTCAAATCGCACGTCTTTTTGGTCAGTGTCCCCTTCGAATATCATCTTGCAGCCTTCGCCTATTCTAGTGATAGCCATAACTGCTTGTTGCACACTCATGTTTTGTGACTCTGTTACTAAAACACAGCAGTTTTTGTAAGTGAACCCTCTCATAAGCTCTATTGGCTGCAGAACAACGATTCCGGTTTCTATTAGTTCTTTTGCTATCTTTTTACCGTTAGTGCCACCACCGTGTAACTGCCCTATAACTTCGATTATTGGGGCGTAGTAGGGTTCTAATTTTTCAAACAAAGTTCCTTTTATATAAGGAAACTCTCTTTCTGAAGTTGCAACCATCGGCCTAGTTACGAATATTGTTCCTATTTCATTTTTATAGTATTTTTGAAAAGCAATTCCAAGGGCTATCAAGCTTTTTCCAGTTCCACTTGGTCCTGAGCATATCACAACGTCATTTTTTTGTATCGACATTATGTATTTTTTTTGGTTTTCAGTTTTGCTTGAAACTGGTACAAAGCCGTTTGGTCTGGTTTTTTTCATATTAATCCTATCATAGATAAAGTTAAGCGACCAAACTAAACTTCTCTTGTTTTATTTCCTTTATTTTAAACTGCAAATAAATCTACTAAACTAGGTTTTGTAATTTCTGCTCTTTGGGCCGGTTCTTCTTTTTGGGTACAGCTGGTTGAAGACGATAAATAATTTTTTATAACCTGATCTTTTTCTTCAGAAGACGAATATTGGTAAATTTCGGTTTTACCCGATGCAAAAGTAAAAAACATACCAAAATCATTTTCTTCGTCATTAAACAATGACAGATCAAAAGTACCGTTGGTTATTTTTATTTTACCTTGAAACAAACCGTTTAATCTATTTTGTACTTGATCTTTAACGAGATCACCAAGTATATCCGCAGAACACACTATGTCAAGTATAGTTGACATTTTTTCGTGCACCTGATTGCTGGGGAAACTCTTACTGGCTGCCTTTCCTAGAATTTGCATGACGGCTGATATGTTTTCAATATTTTTTGAATCAAAATAATGGGTTGTCCCGATTAAAATAGAAACATTACTCGAATTATGCCGTGATATCTGGACGTGATAAGTATTCCAAAAAGCTTCTAGTTTTTTAGATTTGGCCCACAGGTCTCTTATTGGAAATTTATTTGTTCTTAAAATAAACATTTGCACAGGCCAATATTTACGTGCGTCGAATGACAACAGTTCGTTTACTCCGTAAAGAACAGCCTTGATATCAGACGACATTATTTTTGACATTATATTTTTTATGTTTTCTTTTTTTAAATCTTTTGCATTTTCTGGAACGATCGAGTTTATAATGTCAGTGTTTAAAACCAAGTTATTTGAGTCTAGTATCCAGTCTACAGCTTTTCTGTCATTTTTGTTTATATACAAAGAAATTCCGTTGTGCCATTCATTGTAGTTTTCACTTTCACTTGTTTCAGATTGCGCTTTCTCTGCCCAATGTTTTGGGCGAAGAATCCTTTCCACGCTGTCTGGACAAATTGCCGTTTGAAAAGATTTGTTTTTCCCAAAAGCGACTTGTTGGAGACGAGAAAATTGGGGCGCCTGCGTTAATATTTCAACAAATTTATTGTGAATAAAATCTTCTTTTGTATCTTTTATAGGGCAATCAAAATTAAACAAATTATCTACATATACGTCCTCATCATTAGCCCCTTTAAACGAAAGGTTGTTCCCTGACGTTTTTGTTAACGGGCACTCTAGTTTACCCCACTGCGAAAACGGGCTTCGGGTGGATCCGTTTTCCAATTGTCCAATTTTGACAAATAATTCTAACTCGATTTCTGATTCTTCTCCATTGATAAAACTCGTTATCAAATCATCTATGTAATTTTTGAATTGCAATATTATTTCAACTGAAGCGCCTGAGTGAAAATCAAAAGTAGCAGTGTTTGTGTTTATTGTAGCAAAGCTCGACAAATGATTTGCAAGAATTTCACAAAAATTAAAAGACTCGATGCCACTTAAAGAAAAAACTTTGACCTTAATATTGTTAAGTTCTTTCATCAAGTCTCTTGCTGTTAAATCTTCGTCGACCACGGATATATCAGCGTCTTTGGGTTTCATTTTTTTATTGACAGAAGGGTATGTTTCTTTGAAATAATTTCTGTCAAATTTGGTTTTAGGATAAAAGCAAACTGAATCTATACTCGACTCTAGTATTGTTTCTTTGTATTTAAGTTTTGAAAGCAGTTTAGTAAAATCTTTGTCTATATTTTCTAATTGATCCAAGTCGTCTTCGAAAATAATATTAATAATATCATTATAACGTTTAATAAAAAGAATTTCGCAACATATATATTTTATAATCTCTAAAAGGCTTGGGTCGCTTGCAAGTATTGTTGGTTTGTTTTCTTTTGAAACAACAAGCAATGCATTTAGAAAATTTACTGAACTGCCAATTATATGCGTATAGTAAAACTTGGGGTTACTTGCAGACTTACGGGTTAAGTCCTGTGATATATTGATGCCAAAATCTGAAAGAACAGAAACAACTTTGGGGTTTATAGGTTGTAAATATAGATAATCATTGATTTTTTTGGGTACAGAAACCCTATCATTGAAAGCTATTTCGCTGTTTATAACTATTCCTAGTTTCATTTTTAACCTCAATTTTCTATTTTGGAAACAAGGGTTTTGAACTGATAAAAACCATTTAATTCTTTTTTGACGTATCCACTCACGTCTTTTCCAAGACAATTATTGTTTATCAAAGCCGCTATTACCTCCGCCTCTTTTTCTCTTGAGTGCCTAGTTTTGCACAAAACGTTTGCGGCGAAGTTAACAAGTCTTCTTCCCATCAAACCAGCTATGTCTTGCCTGAATTCTACTGACCGCGAACTGCCACATATATCAGAAATTTTCTGAACAGAAGTTTCAGGGGCGCTCGAATAAATTTCGCCTGGAGACGGTATTTTGTCAAGTCTGTTTTGGATAAACAGGCAAAAGGTGGTAGAGAACTCGCGTCCTACACTGCCAGCGCCTATGCTCCTGATCAAAGAAAGTGACTCGGGTGCAGAAAAATCTTTAAGAGAAGAGATAGAATTAAAGAAGTCAGTTATGAGTCGGGGGTTGGTTTTTTGGGTTACCATTTCTGGATTAAGAAGAATAAAGTTTATACATCTAGAATCCAAACCGTAACCCTCCGCCCATCTTGCCCATTCGTCTAAATTGAACCCCATTTCTACTTTGATGTATCTTGACGACTGAGCGTCGTCCAAAGCCGAAACGTTGTAATCTCCGTCTGACGGATTTGAAGTCAAGATGACGTGACAGTTTTTGGGAAGTTTCCAAGACAAGTACTCGCCCCTGTCGATAACTTCCATTGTAGCTTGCATGATATGAGTGGCACCACGGGTAAAGTCGTCTAGTAACAATATGGTGCCATTTCCATCTTCTTCTGGAACCCAGTCCGGCTTACAGTAACCAGTTCTGGTTTTGCCTGTTCTTTTGAGGCCGTCTAGAGCTCCAGGAGAAGCCGCGTCTACTTCGTTTATCCAGTGCGGCCTCAGGTCCGAATCTGTGTACTCGAACTCTCGGATAGGAAAACCGCACAAGTCACCGGCTTGTTCTACGTTTGATAAATTAACTTTGACAAAGTTAAAACCAACTGACTCTGCAACTTGCTGGACAACTGATGTTTTGCCTAGTCCAGCTGGGCCTTCTATCAGCAAGGCGTTTTTCTTTTTGCCTTGCTCGGCCAACGACTGGTTGTTGGAAATGATATGGTATAGAATGTTTTTAATCGTGCTTGAGCTTTGTTGTTCTGACATTTTATTAAACCTTAAAAAAACAAACTTAAATGTTAAAATTCACCTTTACTTTTTTACCCGGACAACTAAACTTGTCGTTTCCGTTTTCTGGAATGATCCACAAAATTGGTTTGTGTAATTTTTTGTCCCAATTACAACTTATGAATCCATCTGTAAAAAACACAGCTGCATTTAGATTAGCGCTTTTTTTGAAATAATCTATAGCCTCTGTTGGGTCTGTTCCTCCGCCACCAGTGTAAGCAATGGAGGTTTTATTTTTTATTTTTTTGTAGTCATAAGTTGATTTTATCCCAGCGTCCCATTCGCAAATTGTAACTTCAACTCCAGTATTGCTTATGTGGTTTATTTGTTGATAAATTTGTTTTAAAAACGGACGCGTCATACTTCCGGAAACGTCTATTCCGACAAGTAGAGATCTTTTCAGTCTAAGATACGGTGCCTCAAAACCCGGAAATCTTTTGTTTAATTTGTTTCTTGAAAAATTAACCTTAGACTTGTCAGAAAAAGAATTAAATTGGTTGACTAAAGCTTTCCAATTTAGTACTTGTGGGACCTTCTTTAATATTGAGTCAATAATACTTCTTATGTCTCCAGGTGTGCATCCTGGGACTTTTGATTCTGCTGCGTCAGATGCTTCTTTTAATTTTTGTGCCGTATCAATTTTTATTAATTCGATTATATTTTCGTCAAGGCCTTCCTGAGATTCTTCCCAATAATTATGACTGCACGAAACAGCCCCGCCGTTTTTCATGTAATCTTTGAATTGTGCAAGAGCTTCACTTTTTGATTCGCAAAGACGGTTGTAGTAATAATCTACTCCTTGCCAATACGGCATTTTGCAATCATCTATACTGTCGGGTAAAAATGCCCTTGGAAAAAGGTTCTCTGGTTTTATGTATTGGTTTATAGACATATCGCATGCTATGTTGTATATTTCTCGGTCTTTATAATTTCTAATATACAGCAAATGCATATTAGCTATGTGCAATATTTCGTGTTCTATTAAACCAATTTTTTGTTTGTCGTTTAGTGAGTCAAAATAATCTTTATTGAAATGCAACGAGTAGTTTAATCCGTCAAGTCTAGCGCATGCGGTTTCTATGTCAGTAGAAAAACTTTTGGGAACGCCAATACAAACGTGGCCATAAAACGGACTTTCATACAATAATTTTTCACCAAAATCGTTTAAGTTCATTTTGCATACTTCTTTCTAAAAACCAATTCTGTCAATCTCGCAAACAAAAATTATTAGAAACCAAAACGCGACAATCATTGTCGAGTAAAGCAAGCTGTCCAGAGTAAACAAATTTACCCGTTTCAGAATCTGTCCAGTAGTCGGTTGTGTACGGATTATAGTGCATGTAACGCCACTCCATATCAGCTTTATTTTTTCTGAAGGCCTCCTGTTCAGAAATAACCTGCCCTTCAACATAACTGTGCACGTTCTTTCTTTTTTCTTCTCGCACTTTGTTTTGACCCGGCTTGCTTACTATTGTTTGAAAATCTTTCAAAATAACCGTTGAGGCATGACAAACAACCAAGCCGTTTTGTTTTACACTATAACAAGACTTAGGGTAATTCAAATAGACCCTTACTTTTTTGTTTGGGTCTATGTGGTACATTACACAACTGCTTGATTTCACAAAAGGTTTTTTCATGAATTATTCGTAATCCCTAATAGAGATACCGACTGGAAATCTAGGAACTGGATTTTCTCCAATTGTATAACCAAAATACCTGACAGTCAACATTTTACCAGTTAGTTTTCCGTCTTGAAAATCCTGCCAGTACTTTTGTCGCTTTTGTTCGTCGCCTTTTGGTTTTACTCCAAAGCTGTCGCCGTTTTTGGTAACGCACTCGAAAGTGCATTGGCCAACCATTTTTCCTTTGTTTTCGTATGCGCCAGTTATTTTGAATTCGTCATCTTCAAACGACTTGAATTTCTGAAGATTGCTGCTTCTTTTGTTTTTTTCGTATCCACCAGTCTTGTTTCTTATCATTGCTCCTTCGTAGCCATTTTCAATAAAAGACTGGTACAGAGCCAGGAACCCTTCTTCGTCTTCGACCTCAATTGTCTCGACAGGCTTGATACAACTGTCATCTCCCGATTTTGACAAGGTGTTTTGTATTTTTTGCAATCTGCTTTGGTAATCTTCGTCGGAGAAAATATCGTAAACATGAAGCTGTATGTTTTTCGTAAAATCACACGCTTCGTCTCGTTTTACAGCAGACACGATCGATTGAAAGTCATCTTTTAGGTCATGATTATAAAGTTCACCATCGAGTGTTATGGAGCGAATTTTTGTGTTAGATTTGATATATTTTTCAATATGCTCAAGCGTCCTGAACTCTTTGTTCGTTCTCGAAAAAAACCTTGCATCACCGTTCTCATCAACTTCGACTACACATCTAATTCCATCTAGCTTGGGTTGGGCAAAGGCTGGATACTGTATATTGTGTTTGTTTTCGTCGTACTTTTTCGCCAGCATTGGCATGTTTGGGGTGGACTCTGGTATTTCTGTTTGATAACCACCTCTCTGTTGTTTTTTAACCCAAAGACTTTCGGCTTCAAGGTCTCTTTGTTCGCCGGGTGTTGTTTCGTTTGACCTCCCCTTGTTTTTGCCTGTCAGAACATATGTTCTAGTGGTCTGCATTGCCCCGCCTGTTACGCCGTGTGTTTGCTCATAATATTGGCCACCGGCGTCAGAACCAAGTTGTATGAGCCATTCGCGTATCTTGCGTTTGGAGTCCATTTTGTAAAGTTTTTCAAATTTTGGTAACATTTTAAGCCTCGGTTTCATTAGCAACCCTCAATAAAGTGTCACCATGACATCTTTTAGGGCTACAAAAACAAACTAAATCTTTGCCTCTTAAATTTTTTCGCACTTTTGCCAACAGTTCTTGGTTTGAAAACAACATGGATTCATACGCCTCGCACACTTCATCACGGTCTCCATGCTTGTCTATCACAAAAGGGTTGCCGTATATCGATCCTCTGCCAATGTAAACCGCATCTGGTGGAGCAGTTCCATGATGTTTATTGTGTACTCGCGGCTGACTTTTATTTATGATTACCCTCTCCTTTTTATTGGATCCACTCGAATATTCTATAAATTCACTAAAAACCAAATTCTTTTCTAAAGTAAACCCTGCAATCTTCGTTTGATCTTTGAAAACCATTCTCGGCTATTGCTTGTATGGCGTCTTGACTAAGTGTTCGCGCAGAATAGTTCTTGTTTTTTGGCATACATATACAGTCTACAACACAAAAGGGAAACTTATCCTCTTTGGATATTTTTACTAATGCGTTGTTTATTGCTGTGTAAACTAAGTAGTCCACACTTTCCACGGTTTCGATGAGCTGTTGCGGACTTTTGTTGTTAAGTCCAAGACAATGCGAGTTGAATTCTACAAGCATCGGCGGCTGATGTTTTTTTATTGTTTCTTTCGCGCCAAGAATAGCTTCTATTTCGCCGCCTTCTAAGTCTAGTTTTATTGCCGATATTTCTTTTCCATCGCATAGCTCGTCTATTGTGGATGTAATCAAAGCGCCATCTTCATCGTACACAACCATTCCAAACGGCCCATCGGTAGAGCTGAATTCGCAATTTCTTTTTTTGTCAGACAAAATAGAATTATGCACCTCGTAGTCTATAGAGTCGTTCTTTTCCATTTCTTCCAAAGTTTGTTTGATGCACTCGAAGTTGCCCTCGGCTCCTTCGACAATAATTACATTGTGCCCATATCTTATACATGGAACTGAAAACGTGCCAACGTGACCGCCTCCATCGAATATGTATTTTTTTCTAGGAATCGCTTCGTATTCCATGAATAAATTCAGAAAGTTAAAATTGCTTTCACCGTAAAGCATCCCGTTTTTTAGTCCATCTATTACTGGGTCGTCTGGCAACCCATCATCGAAATCATTGTAGTATACGTTGACACCTTTTACTCTTACGCTCTTTGTAGTAGGTTTCATATTTTATCTTTCACCATAATTCTTTGGGGGTTAAGGCTGGGCTGTCTTTCATTGTTTTTACAATAAGTGGCTTTGGCGGGTCCGAGTCGTCTTCGAATGAAAACGTCGCATCAAGATAACTTTGTATCGCCAGGTCCCTAGAAGAGTAACACCCCAAAAAAGAATAGGCCCATACTCCGTCGATTCTTTTTGTTGGCTTGTACAAAATGTAAACGTTTTCTTTTTTCATGGCGCGCTCCGTGTAAAATATGAACCAAAATCAAAGATTTGAAAACCACTTGTCTTTTATCTGGTCAAAGATCTCTGGGGATTCTAAGACACTATCAATGCAATACGTGGCTCCATCCATGTCCCCCATCTTTTTTATCAAAGACCTCGTTGTTTTTTCTAGACTAGAACGCTTCTCGAACGCTTCTAGGGTATGCTTAAATGGATTGCCGTGTATTTCAGATACTTGCTTCACCATTTCTTTTGCGATTTCTCTGATCTCCAGCTGGGCGCTTTCTGAATTTCTTAATTTTAGAAAATTAGCGAACGATCTCATGTTAAATTTTACATCAGCTTGAATCTGCGAGTTATATGTTTTAAAGAATCTTGCTGACTCTTTTGCTCGCTTTCGACCCAAAACGGGCGTAAGTTGTGCAACACAGTCGTGGTACAACTTGTTTCCAATTTCCGTGTATCTCTCTAATAGTTCTATCCAGTTTGAGTCAATAACTGCTCCGTCGCGACATATTTCCAAAGCATTTGTGTTAGCTTTAAATTCAGGCCAGTCTTCCGGAATGTAATACTTGTCTTCCTTTAATTCCTTGTAGCGTGCAGATTCAGCATTGAGTGAGCTAATCCGATGTTTGAGTAGATGAATGTGGCTAGCAATATCAGTATTGACAAGAAAATGAACCTCGCCCTTTTCAAAAGGGGTTTCGTGCCCTTCGCTCCAAAGCATGTTTATTAAAGCCCCTACGCGTGCTAATTTTTCTTCTGAAAGATCTCTGCTGGTTGAAGTCCAAGCGCTACAAGCGATTACTTCGTCGCTTCCGTAATAACCAATGAGTTGCACGCTGTTTCTCATAATTTACTCCCAAGTTTGTATATTACACGCAATTGTTATATAAAACAAGCAGGGTTTTCACCTGCGAGTCTAGTCTTGTCGATCTGTCTAATCCCTGTCTTTAGAAGACGGTTCCGACTTTTGTTTTATAATTTTTATATTACCAGAACAATTGGTCACTGTCACTCGCAATCGTAGAGCCCGACCATCCTCCTGATCACAGGTGTGTTATCCCCGACTGGAATCTTTCTTTCGGTTTTTTTAAGTGTTTTACACAGTACTGTAATAATTCTTAATTGAGTCAGGTTACTTTCTACTTTTTTTAACGCTTCCAAAGTTTGGTCAAGCAAATCAACAGTTGTTTCTTTTAATTCCGCCGACAATTCTGGATTTTTTAGTTGTTTTAATTCAGAAACTAATTCTCCGAAATCAGTATCTTCGAGACTAACAGCTTTTGCGGATGTATCAGAGTTCATTGCTATTATTTTTTCTAGGTGCCACATTTATTTTGAACCTTTGTAAAAAACTTTTAATCTTGTTTCACGTGTTCTTTTAGCGATTCTATTTCCTTTTTGGGTTTCATGTAACCAAAAATATGACCGCAAATATAACCAATGGTAAATGGCACGGTAGGGGTGTCAAAGCTTGCTACTTGCAAGTACCTACTTATAGTGTGGTCAACCCCGTAGTACGAAGCCATCCACAAATCATACAAACCTATAATTATACAAGTCGGCGTAAAAAAAGAAGAAAGCTGACCGACCCTTCTTTTGTGCAAAATACCATCGATTATTATTTTAAACATGTCATCCCTCGCAAGCCGAGCACGAACTCATCTTTCTATTTAGTTCTTGGCTCGGGTTAGTTCCCTTGTTATAGTAAAATGTTTTGATTCCGTTTTCCCAGCCGTACAACAACAACTGGCTAACCTCTTTGGGCGGTGTATTCAAAGGTATGCTTAGATTCAAACTCTGTGATTGATCTATATACCTTTGTCTTTGTGCCGCCATTGTTATTATATCCCTTTGGGATATTTCAGAAAAAGTTTTAAACACGTTTTTTTCTTCGTCTGTAAGTTCATCAAGGTGTTGGCAGCTACCAAAATTTGCCACAACGCTGTCTATTATCTTTTTGTTGTTTAATTTTTTCGATCTCAACAGATCCATAAACAGCGGGTTTCTTTTGGTGGTTGTTATTTTTGCCAGAACCTCTACAAAATAATTGCACTCAATTGGTTCGATTCCGCCAGATATACCACCATGAATAAACGAACTTGATTTTGTTGGGGCAACCGCCATTCTTGTTACCATTCTTTCGTTTGTTCCGCTCATCAATTCTGGCTCTCCACACAAAGCAGCTAGTTGCATAGAAGCATTTTTACTAGACTCGTCTATGTGTTTGAATATTTCAGAATTCATATACATCGAGTCCATACTTCCGAATGCCACCCCTTTCTTTTGAAAGTAAGTATGCAGCCCTAAAACACCTATTCCTATAGCCCTTTGGTTTCTTACAAAATTACAAGCAGCAGACAAAAGTGGTATTTCTGCTGACTTGTTGATGTACTCCGTACATACCGTGTCTAAAAAATACGTTAGAGTTTCTACTGCATCAGTGTTTTTCCATTCGTCATAATGTTCGACGTTCATAGAACTTAAAACGCAAACAAAAGATTCGTCATCACTTGAAGACAATGTTATTTCAGAACACAGGTTGCTAGCAAGTATTCGTTTGTTGTTTTTTATATAAGCTTCTGGGGCACTGTTGTTAACAGTGTCCGTGAAAAATATATATGGAAAGCCGCTTTCGTATCTTTTTCTTATTATGGCAGCCCATATAGAAAGGTTTTCTTGCTTTTTGTTTTTTAGGTCATTCATCCATTGGTCTGATATACAGACTCCAATGCTAAGCTGTTGTATTGGGCTTCCAATACTTCGGCACTTTAGAAAGTCTTTTATGTCCGGATGCTCGACAGGAAGATAAACTGCGCACGACCCCCTTCTTGAACTTCCTTGCGTTACAACTTCAGTTGTACTTTCTAGTAGTCTCATAAAATGAACCGGCCCGTCGGACTCCCCGCCGCAACTAATTGGTGCACCTTTTGGTCTTAGATTTCCGATATAAGCGGATGTACCCGCTCCGCATTTTGTCATCATTCCTATCTCTGCAGTTTTACTAAGGATTGATGCCATGTTATCAGATATATAAGACCCGTTGCAACTAGCGGGGAGTCCACGCCGATTACCGTAATTTATCCATACTGGTGTTGACAAACTATACCAACCGTTACTTAAATAGCCCAAAAACTTTTCTGCAAACCCATTTGCTAAAACAGTTGCACCAGATTGCTCTAGGTAGCACTCGGCGACCTTAGCTATTTCAGCTAGTCTTTCTTCTGGTGTAGTTCCATTTTTTAAATAACCACGTGACAAAAAGGTTCTTGATTCGTCGTTAAGCCATTCGTAACTCATATAAGGTCATCCTCGTCTATTTGTATATTTTTTGCGTAATCAACTGGTCTTTGAAAGAAAAAGTCAACAGAATTTTTACCGACAACTTGGTCATCCATCCAAAGAGTTTTATCAATCAATTTCTGGTTTATTTCAAAAATTTGATTAAAGCCAATTTGGTTTAAACTTTCGTTTATTCTATTTTTAATGTACTCTTTTAGCAACTCAGACGACAACCCGTTTTGTTCGTATCCGTTTACTATCCAGTCTATTATTTTTGACTCTGCTTTGAATGCTTCTTCTGCTTCGTGAAGAATTTTTTGCTCAAGATCTTCGTCAAAAAGTTCTGGAAGTTCTTTTCGAATCGTGTTTACAATTTTGATTCCAACTTTGGCGTGAATTGTTTCTTCGTTTTTAGTATACATTACTTGTTGACTCGTGTCTTTCAAAACATTTTTGTTTCTAGAAAACCACAAGATAATGTAAAACTGAGAAAAAAGCGACACGTTTTCTACAAAAAGAGTAAAAAGAATAAGCGCGTACACGTACTGTTTCTTTGAGTCTTTGTAAAACCTATGTGTGTACTTTTTAAGATACTTTACTCGCCCCGCCATCCATTCGAGGTTCATATTTTTTTCAAATATTTCTTCCATATTCAGGCAAGACAAAAGTCTCTCGTAAGCGTTGTTATGAATAACTTCCGTGTTGGCCATAACATACCCTAAGTCAGATAAAGATGGGTGCGGAAGATTTTCCCCAAGCTTTGCCCAAAAGGTTTTTACAGCAACTTCGATTTGCCCAATTGCAGAAAGAGTCCGTGAGACTATTTCTTTTTCTTGGTCATCAAGAGAGCAGTCAAAATCTTTTATATCGCTTATAAAGTTGAACTCTTTGTCGGTCCAGTGACCGGCATGCATTGCCTCTATAAATTCCTCTGTCCAAGGATAGTTGTTAGGTTTTCTAGTAATTTGCTCGTCAAATATCGACATCTGTTTTTTTCTTTCATATTTTCCCTTTTCTAATCTTTAATCTCGGTCGTCTTTTATTAATCCAATTGGAATCATCCAAGTGAAGTTTTGCAATCTTACGTATTCTACTTCTATTCCCAGAAAATCCGCCTCCTTTGTTATTTCTTCAGTCAAGTCTTCGTTTATTTTTGATGAATTCTGTATTTGATCAAAGGTCATGCTTCTTAGTTTTTTTGAAAACACAAAGCTTATCAACTCAAAAAGAGCCAAATGCCCCTCGTAATTTTCAGTAAAAAACTTTATTGGGTCGTTTATGTAATAAGTACAAGCGCAGTCTGCTTTGCATGGCAGTCCATCTTTTGTTACAAAGTTTATTTGCTTTATGTCTATCGGTTGCCTCGCAACTGTTATCAGGTCGATGTCAGTTGTTATAGGCCAATACCAACGAAGCCCTGGTTTTTTTTCTTTTGCAACCCCAGAGAAAGTAGATTTTATCAGGACATCTGTTGGTTTTACGATTATTCTTCTGGGAATAAACAACCCAAACCACTCGATTATAGCGCCAATCCAAGAAAATGCTGCTTCCATAAGACTGCCCCTTTATAACAAGTTTGTTGTCGGTAACAGTCCTTCTCCTTTTAGGTGATTTTAAATTAAACCTAAAAGCAAAAAATCTAAATCAAAATAAATTTTCTTTATTTTTTTCTGCTGGCGCGGTTTCTTCTTTTTCTGTTTTTCTTCTGGATATTCTTCCATAGATACAGTAACCGAGAGATGCTTTTGAGTAAGGTTTCCACCCTTCATCCGATAGCCACTCGTCACCTATTTCTATCTTTTCACCACGTTTTAGTATATACCAATTTTCGTCCATATTCAATATACTATCTAGTGGATTTTTTGTTTTTTTGTTCATAAATTTTCTCGTATAATTCAAATCTCCATTCGTAATCAATGTCGAAAGACTCTTATTCTGGTACAGAAATCAATTTTATCAGTCTTCAGTGAATTCCATTGCATTCACGGAAGTCGTGGCGGCTATGTTTTCTGACTCACGCGCGAGGACTTTATCTCGCACGACGCGGATACCGCGATCGCATTCGAAACTCATTTTTGAAGATTCCACTCGTGTGATCGTGAGGATCAGTTCCCCATCTTTGAAACAATGGATAGGTTCGTTTACCGCAACATTCAGCACAATCATTGTGTTTCCCTTCAAGATTTCGCTTTTGAAATTCTTTGCAAATACGCCGCACGCGCGGCCTTAACTTCTGCCTCGCTGGCCATTCACCGGCGACCCGGACGGAACCATGACCACAGCCAGAATGGATTTCTCGCCGTCCGCCTCGACAAATCCTCTATAAATGTGCTAATGTTAGCGGCTTCATATTGGACAAGTTTAAGAAGTTGCCACCGCTGCGAGTCCGCAGGGATCCGAAACAGCTCTTTGCCATCTTCGTCTACAATAAGAATGCACACGTCTTCAAGATCGCCCGCAAAAGACTCGTCGGGAATATCTACAGCGAATTTAAACAATACGATATTAAAGCCCTTGTATGCTCCGCGGTATATCACCGAAGTCGCGTCTGGACGCTGCATACGACTGTAAACTTGCCACCTAATTCTTCGCGATTGGGTTGCATCAATCAGCGCTCTCAGCACGTAGCCCCAATCAACATCGTCATATCTAAATCTATTTATTTCGTGCTCCTTTTTGGTTGTGCATGTATTGCTTGATGTCAGCTGCTGCCAGGGTAGCGGCGGCTGTTAATTTATAACATCCATTTAGTCATCCAGTTCGTCTCGCGGCGTATGAGGTCGCGATTTAATCTTTACTTCTGTCATTTTTTTGAGCTGAACAGCGAATTTATCTGGGGTTATGTAGTCAATCTTTTCGTATTTAGGGAACCGTTCTGATTTAACCTGAACTCCATAAATTAGCACTGTTGTAGATTCCTCAAATTTTTCTTGAGAATTATGTGAGATGTTATTTAAAAAATGACGATCTACCAAGTGTTTTAGTTCGCGGTATTCAAGATGCGGTAATACCACTTCTTTTACTTTTAAAGCACTAAGAACCCGAAAAGCTTGTATGATATTTTCAATTTTTTTCATTTATCAATCTTTCATTGAAATATTTACAATCAAGCTATTATCTCTAGCATATATTGTATCAACTTTGACGCCGCTTTCTTCAAGTAGAGTATACAGGTCTTTACTGGTTAAAAATGCACCATTTTGGCATACAATGATAAAAGTACCATTGTCGTATTTAACTTCAGCGCCATAGATACTCGCCCTAAAAAGAAGATCCTGTAATTTACTCATTTGCCGCTCTTAATAAAAGTCAAGTTTTAATCCCAAAGATTCAAATAATATTTGGCAAACAAATCAAGTCCTTCTTGAACTTTTGTTTCATGTTTTCTGACTGGAGACCAATCAATTGTCCCAGTTTTATTTAGAGTGGTATACGAAGTAAATTTTTCATAGCTGGCTACTTCATAACGGTGGTCGTAATCTTCGCTGTAGGTTGGCTCTATGACATCATCGTGGTTTTCAAATGACCAAATCATTTTGTCTAGAATATCCCCCCATTCTTCGTTTGTTAAATCAGTTGGGTGTTTCGATCGAATTTTCTTTAGCAGTTTAAGTCGCGGCACAACAATTTCAGAATGCCAACAATGGAACTCCCACACCTGTTCGAGCGGAAATCCATATTGAAACCGTTGACAAATTTTCATAAAAAAATACCGAAGGTCTCTGTAAAAATTTATGGTTCTACGTAGAATTTTTGTGCGCCAGTTGGTTTTTGTTCTAATGTCGTCAAATAAGCTGTCAACTATTTTGGTTGTGTATGCATTGCTTGATGTCGTTATTGATGTGAATCTCGTTTTAGAACTCATTTGTCAACCCTAAATAAAATTTTACCATAATATCGGCTATAGCATAAGAATCGTCAGACCACCCCTGCCCTTCTTCTTGATCTTGCTCCCAAACCATTTTAAGAGCCTTTTCTTTTAGTTCTTCTTTGTATTTGGAACACATTAATTTAATTGCTTCTAAATTTTCTGCTTGATCTTGTAAACTCATTTGTCAAGTCCTGTTTAGTATTCTGTAAAATATTTTAGCACATGTATTATACGTAAGAAGTACTCCATTTCAATGCACACCCGCCAAAACCAGCACGACAACAATAAAAAGGCTACGCAAAAGGCACAGCCAATTGATCGAAAGAGTTTCGTCGTCTGATTATCTGTTTTCATATTTATTTACCTCACCAGAAAAGACCCCTACCTTTTCTGCCGGGAAAGAGATTGAACCAGTTCTTTTTAAGGCTTCTGTCCATAAGCCAGAAAGTGGCCGACAAATGAAAAAACGTGACAATCAACACCAAATCAAGACGCTCCCGTGGTATTTGTGACTCCAGGTAAATCGAAAATACGTGAATGAAGCCAATTATACCATTCGCTGCAATCAACTTCATGAAGTAAAGCATTGGTTATTTACCCCCAAAAACCCTGACCGTACCAGCAGATTTCGCCGTATGTGATTTCATCACTAATTTATCAACTCCTTCAAAAATATTACCGACCACCAGTTTACTAGCCTCGTCCATATCAATGTATTCTCCACCAGTTGAAAGTGAAGCGTAAAATTTACAGGCGTCTTTATCCCAGCTAACTACTAATGGTTCTTGCGAAGCCCAATGATCTGATATAATTAAATCGCCCTCATAAATCTCTCGACCTTTCTTGTCTTTAAGTCCAGTATACTGCTGGATAATTACGCTGTCCTTATTAAAAGGACGAATGGGAGTTACACAAGGCGTCGCAGGAATAATTGTTCCGTCTAGCCCAATCCCATAACAGGAATGTTCTTGCTCCCATCCTTTCTCTCTTTTATTCCATGCCCGAAACTTAATCGCTCTCATTTACCCATAACTCCTAGAATTGAATTAACAAATTATAAAGATTTGCTATGTTTATAGCGTCATCTTCCCCTCTGTGATTTACCCCTTGAAATTCTTTACCCAGCATAATTAGTGCGTCCTTGGGATTTCTTGGTGCTTTTTGAGGATCATTACTATTTAATATTTCTTGAGCAAAAAGTAATCTAACATTTATATGTATCGGTGGCAGCCTTATATCTAGCCCGTATAGACTACTCATTTTTTCAAACATTTTTTTGTCGTAATATCCATAAGATGCCCACCTAGTATATTTTGAAAATATAGATTCGAGATTTTTATATGCAATTTCTGGCTCTTGACCTTTTGCTTCAATTTCTTCAGGAGTCAAAGTTGTTAATCTGGTACAAAATGGCGTAACTATAGAATATTTTGGTTTTACAAAAATAGAAGGAATTTCTTTTCCGTTTGAGTCTGTCATTCCTATCTCAATTATTTCACTTATAAATCCCTCTTTGTTTTCATCGCATGTGGATTCAACATCAATTACAATTATTTTATCCGTAAACTTAATCCCTCTCATTTATTATTCCTAAAGCCAAGTACACACAATTGCGACAATCTGTTGTGCGGGTCGTTATATTCTTTGTGTGGTTTGTGTTTTCCCGGCACCTGTATTTTGAAGTTATATCCCGATGGTAAATCACTCATTTCACTTCCTTCATCGACTTGGATAGCTTCATTTGTCAACCTCTAAATAAGAATCACTACTATTGCTAAAACCGTCCATTTCCTTTAGTTTAAGATTTAATACCTCTGCGATATTATCTCTATTGGATATTTCTAACCAATCGAATAATCTTTCAATTGTATCTCGGGCTATATCTTCATACTTTATTGTATAAACGTAGTCTAGCTCACCATTTAGGGAAGATTTTAACAATTCTCTAGATCTCTCAAAATAACCAAAGAATGTTTTTTTATCTACCCAATTATACATACTTTGGTAGGATCTCCAACTTTCTTGTACGTTTCTATACATTAAAACTATCTTCGCGTCAGAGATAGCCGCTAGTGTTTTGATTTGCTCGATTGTTGGTGACAAAACTTTAAACCCAGAATTGAAATACAAACTGTTGATAAAATTTGCACAAGCGTAAGGCACTTTATTCAATGGTAGCATATTTGCTGTAAAAGAATTTTTATCTTTCTTGAAGATTTCTGTTTGTGCATTTGATCGCTTTAATGAATTGCGGGTAAAGCTTAAATAATTAGAAACGCACTGTAGAATCGCGTTGTCTTCACCATATATTACACGTTCTTCTGATGAAGTATTGATCAGTCTTTGAATTAACGTCGTCCCGGTTCTATATGTGGTTCCAGCTACTACAATCATTTCTTAACTCCTTCAAAGATATTTCCGATTACCTCAAAGTAGCGATGATTTTCATAAAAATACAGTGGTTCTGTACATAATTCAGACCTGTCTTCTGTATACCAAGTACATTTCCAGCCTTCTAGTTCGTGCCAAACTATTGTAGCTGGTTGAGTACCCTCGTCTATGTATGAATCTTCGCACCAGTCTGCGATATCTCCCTCATAAACCTCCACTTCATTCTTATCTTTGAGTCCGGTGTATTGCTGGACGATAAAATCGTCAACCTCATTACTACTTAACCTTTGGAATCCATCATACTTAGTTTCAAATATTAATTCACCATCGGAAGTAAGTGATAAAAGCCCAAGGTCTGTATACTTTTCATCATCCCATACAGGATGACATCTTACGAATTGATTTGTTGGTTTGTGCCAAATTCTAAACTTAATACTTCTCATAGTAACATGCCTATCTTTCTTCAAGCACCAGCAGTTCACGTGGTGTAATCTTCTCTACTTCCGCTCAATCGACTTAACGAATCAATTGTCTTCATTGCTTCTTTAAGGGCGGAGTCGGTCGCAGACCGAGTAGCTAAAATACTGCTAGACTGACCGCATGGACCGGTGCAATAGTGAAGGCGTAAGGCTTCCAATTTCTCGACAAGCGGTAGCTCTTTCCATTTTATTGCGTCTTTAATCCAAAGCATAGTATACTCCCTAGTATCAATATAACCATCTATGCCGCCATTTTCTTTGGTCATTTGTCAACCCCTATCAATAAACATACAACCGCATTCGGGGCAGGCATTAAATGATATTTCCTCACGATCTTTGTCCCCGCAGAAACCGTATTCGGCTTCCCTGTGGTGTACGACCCGACAATGAGAAATTGTTACTGCTTCAAATGGCTCATGACCGATCTCTAAAGTTATTGTTTTTGTTTTAACTTCTTTGATCTCGCCTTTTCTTTTTCCAGATTTGTAACGAATAACATCGCCAACCATTTCTGTTTTGGTTTCGTGGGTGTACCCACATGCCGGGCATTTCATTTGTCAACTCCTTCAAATACATTTCCAACTACTTTACAACTACTGGCGACTTCATACAGCGGATAACCGGCCCAAAAAACCGCGTCTTCAAAAGTCACTGTTTCAGTTTCTGGTTCATTTTTTGGTATGCAAAATTCTACAATGTCGCCCTCATAAATCTCCACACCATTCTTATCTTTAAGTCCTGTGTATTGTTGAGAAATATACTTATCTTGATTGGGGGAAAATGGCGTTACATCTATTTCTAAAATGGTCCCATTATTAAGGATAGCTAGATTCTTAGCAAATTTCTTGTCTTGTGTGTCCCAAAAACGAAACTTAATCTCACGGCTCATTTGTCAACCCTTTGAGTGATTTCTTGTTCTTTTAGTGTTTTAGAACACTTTGGACAAACGCCAGAGCCCCAATCGACAAACTTCCATAAATTCAGAGATAGATTATTACGAACTCTATCTTGATTGACAAAAATAGTGTCATGGCAATAGATACAGGTAATTTGGTGAGTCATATCTTTTCTTTATTAAAGATTAGATCTGGATTTTCAGAAAGTAGCTTCTTTATTGTCTTGGCTAATCTATAATTCTTTTCAAGAAGATTTACGACAACCATATCTCCATACACTATTCTATGATAAGGAAATCCAAATTGATATCGGGTTTGTATTTTTAGTTCGTCAGAACTCATTTCTCAACTCCATAATAATATCCATAGGAATCCAGTGGAACTTTGTAGGTATTGTTAGTTTCGGTAATAATCATCTTGTATAAACGACCATCTGGATGATGACCATTTTGATGTTCGAGCCATAGCTCAATAGCAGAGTCTTCATCTTCTGCGTTTACAAAGTCAAAACCTTCATTACCATCTCTTTCCCACATTACAATGTAATTAGTCATTTATCAACTCCTTCAAAGATATTTCCCACTACTTCGTAGTGATACCACTTTGGATCATGCAGGTTTGTTATCTCATAGGGTTCCATGATGTCGCCCTCTTTTAGATTAACATCATCTCCTGTGCTTTCAAGATAAAATCCGGTATATTTGTAAACTCCACCATCAAATTCTCCAGTGCCATATTTTACAACAGCATGTACGATGTAGTCTTCCATACTGTCTTTTGGAAAAGAGAGAATATCCCCCTCGTAAATTTCCTGACCATTCTGATCGGTGAGTCCCGTTGATTGTTGAACTACAAGGTCTAAATTCTCCGCATTAAATACCTGATGTTCTACAGCTTTTCCATCATCATCAACTTTAACAAAGTGAGCAAATGGCAGACCATCATAGGCTATTAAAATAGTATTATTATACCATTTCTTATGAAGTTTAGACCATACACGAAATTTAATATTTCTCACAATAGCAAACCTCTCCTTCTTCAAGGTAACGATTACATCCTCGACAAAAGTGCCGGAATACTTTAGCTCTATCTTCTTGAGATAGCTCTTTTAATTGAGCTAGTGATACGCTTGGCGGTCTATCATATTAATAGTAGTACAATAGTGGCAGTCATAAAATATCGGATCTCCATTTTCTGTTATTTCTCTTGACATTTCTTTTGCTCTTCCGCATTGGTGACATATCCCCTCATTGATAACATGGTCCCACGGTTTATTTCTTTCATCAAGATAATCGGCAATTACACGTAATGATTCAGCACTAAAAAATCCAGCACCTTTAAATTGTATGACATCATATCCATCTACTTCCTTGTAGATCATAGGATTAACTACTTCTTTTATGCGGTTAATGTATCGTTGCTTATGTTCGTCAGAACTCATTTGTCAACCCTAAATAAAATTTTACCATAATATCGGCTATAGCATAAGAATCGTGGTCTATCATAACACCTGTTGGGGCAAAGTCAACAGCTTTAAATCCAGTTTTGATTTTTTCAAAGGTTTCCGAATCAATATCAACGGGGTCATCATAAATTGGACTACCATTCTTAAATCCACGAATATTATGCACCCATCCTTTAGATTCATAACCACATCTTGGACAGGTATAAATCCCCATACAAAAACAATGACTGCCTTGAGCAGCCATAATACATCCACATTCTTTGCAGTCAATAGCTCCGAGGCATCCACCTCCGGGTTTATTTCTCCAACTGTAATCAATTGGTTCTGTTCTGGTTTTACCAGTGTCGATTATGAATTCTGACATAAGTGTGAATATACCGCCTCTCTAAATTCTGTGTCTGACAAGCCCCATTCTCTTGCTACTAGAATAAGATGTTCTGGTAAAGAAAAGAAGATGTCCCGCAGTTGCTCAATTTCGTATGACTTATTAAGTGCTTCATAAATGCAGTCATGAAAAGACGCAACTTCTCCAGTCATTCCGTTACTGTAGACATCGTTTAAGTCTGGATCGCTCCATCTATTCCAAGTATTCCATTTCAATGAGTCTAATGAATCTTGTAGTTTTTTCTTGATTCTATTTTCTTTATCTGGATCAGCATATCCAAAAGTTGCAAACCCGTACCAACCTTCTCTATTTCGGTCATTCTTTTTCTCCATATGGTCCCAAAACTTTTGTTCTTTATCATCTAAAATAGAAAGTTTAAATTCTACCGGCTCTTTTAACTTTAGATACTTTGCGTATGGATGATCTTCTGATTTATCACTCATTGTCAACTCCTATGTCCAATATGGAATTTACCACAAAACTTACACTTGTAAATAGATAGATCAGTATCTCCCATAATTTTTTTGTGTTCGTATGCTTCCCTTTTATCGTATCCAATCTTCCTGAGACATGAGCCTTTTCTGTGAGATTCACTTTGGTTGCGAGATTTGCTGTGGGAAGACTTTGGTTTATTGTTGTGTAGTTTTCTTTTACTCATTCACTTCTACCATATGAAAACAAATAAACAACCCCAGATCTCTAATTAGCTCACCCCATGTCGGCGGAACATCTCCTATATCTTGATCTTCACAATACTTATGGTGAGCTTCCATAATTTCTTCGAGTGTCATCCATCTATCTGACTCCAAGGCGTGTATACCAATACACGCAGTTCCTTCTGGATGCGGGTAATTTTGTCCGGGTTGTGGATCTATTCTAATGCGGCGAAATTTCATATCTTTTCCTTGCTAAAGATTAAATCTGTATTTTCAGAAAGTAGTTTCTTTATCTTCTTGGCTAATTTATAATTCTTTTCAAGAAGATTTACGACAACTGTTTCTCCACACAATTGTATACCCTCTTCCAGAACATGTCCAACACTGTGGATTATGAGAATGAACTTCTCCTGTACCATCACAAGTTTTGCATTCTACTAGAACTTCCACGTAATGAAATCTAATAAAGTCTCCAATGTCTCTAAGTAGCTCACCCCGTGTTGGAGGAACATCTCCCATATCTTGATCTTCACAATATTTCTTATGAGCATCCATAATTTCTTCAAGCGTCATCCATATTTCATCGTCTTCAATTGTCATTACCCACGCCGCTCTTTGTGAGTCGGTCAGCATGTCTTCGAAACGAACCAGATGCTTCTGTTTTTTATCTGACTTATCAGTCATTTATTAACTCCTTCAAAGATATTTCCAACAACCATTGATTTATTGTGAAGAATGTTATATACTGGTAAACCATTCATATTTGGAATGCTGTCAGTTAAGGCTTCAAATCTTGGTGGGTTATATTTTACCACTCCGGTTCGATAAATATCACTAGGACCGTTCCACCGTAAGATATCGCCTTCGTAAATCTTCACTCCATTCTTATCTTTAAGTCCCGTGTACTGCTGAATGGTAATATCTAACGTTGTGTTAGGTGAAGCCAAATCCCACTGAGGACCATCCCATAACTTAAAGCGGGGTTCACAAGTAAGTATCCAGTTGCCAGTAATACCAAACATGTAATCCGGTAAGAATTGCCTTAATCCATTATGCCAAAATCTAAATTTAATCTCTCTCATTGACCTGATCCCACACCTGCTCGGCTGTTTTCACGAATTTCCTCCAATACCTGATCCATGACCCGATTCCCGACCTGATTCCAGACCTGATACCAAACCTGATCAAAGACCTGAATCCCGACCTGATACAAGACCTGATACCCGACCTGATTCCAGACCTGGCCCCCGACCT